AAGTGATTTTTATCATAGTGTAGTAACGTATGATGGCAATAGAGTAAGAGCATATGTTAATGGTAGATTGCGTCAAACAGATAGTAATTATAATAACGGTACATTGCAGGATCAGCCTAGCAACTACCCAAAAATAAATGGACGTGATAATCCAAGAACAACGGCTACATCAACAGGAAGTCATGATGTTGCATACTTTGCTGTGTATGATAGACCGTTAGATGATATGGAAGTCCTTCATAATTACCAAGCATGCGCTGAAAGATTTGAACTTCCATACAACCCGTATAATTAGGAAAAGAATAAATGGCAATACTTAAAAGCACAATAATAGACGATATAGGGTACCTATCATTACCTGTGGGCACAGAAGCTCAAAGACTTGCAACAGCTGCAGGTACACTAGTTTATTTTACTAGTTTAGGCGGAACATCATGGACAGTGCCAAGTGGTGTTGACAGTATTGAAATATTAGTAGTTGGAGGCGGCGGAGGCGGCGGCTCTGACATGGGCGGCGGCGGCGGAGCTGGCGGCGTTATATATGACGGCAATTATCCAACAGTACCAGGACAAAGTATTTCACTTTCAATTGGCGGTGGTGGTGTAGGCGCATCAGCAGGTGTAGGACAAGCAAGAGGTAGTAACGGCGGTGACACTACATTTGGAACTATCACAGCACATGGTGGCGGTGGTGGTGCAAGTGCTCACGATAGATCAACTTCACCAGCAGGTGATGGAGCATCAGGCGGCGGAGCTGCAGGTGGTGCTGTTCCTCCGAGTGGTGGTGCAAACGGTACTATTAACGATAACGGACTTATTGGTAACGGCGGCTATGGCGGCGGTGCAAGAGGTAGATCAATATATCCAGACGAAGGACATGATGGCTCGTGGGGTTCAGGTTATTGGTATCCAGGCGGCGGCGGTGGTGCCGGCGAACCAGGGTTTTCTTATCCAAGACCACATGGCGGCAAAGGTGCAGAAATTAAAATCACTGGAGAAACTATTTTCTTTGGTGGAGGCGGAGGTGGCTCAGGCTACTCAAACATCGGCGGCGATGGCGGCCTAGGTGGCGGAGGTGGCGGTGCAGTTGGAACAACATTCGGCGGCGTAGGATACAATAACGGAGCCAATGGATCGGGCGGTGGCACAAGTACTTGGGCAAATACACCAGGCGGTAATGCTGGCGCAAACAGTGGTGGCGGAGGTGGTGGCGGAGCTCACTATAACTCTAACAACTACGGCGGTAACGGCGGGTCGGGTATTATTATTTTAAAATACAACACAACTAACCCAACAGAAGAAACAGCACAAGGTGCATTAAGAATAAACAGCAGCACTGGCGAACCAGAATTTTATAGTTCAACAGCAGAATGGCAAAGTTTAGCAATACCGTTTAAAGAAAGATCGCACATTACAACTAACTACATGTTGGGCGGATACAAAAGTTCAAGTGCATGGAACAACGTTAATAGATGTGCTATATCAACAGACACAACAGTTAATTTAGGCGATAATTCATTAGAACGTTCATTTAACTATCAGTCAGGTGCATGTAGTAAAAACGTAGCATGGGTATTTGGTGCAGGTAACGGACACGCTGTAACATCAAATTATGTTATAGGATTTAACATGCGTACTGATCAACAGTACACTGGTACATTTGATAGAAACCTAAGTGGCGGCAAATTGCAAGACGGTACTGTGTGGAAAGAACATTATATGGCATGGACGTCTGGAAGTGCAGAACTTGACAGATATAACATGCTTACTGAAACACAATCAACTGTAGGCATTGGTGCTCCTGGCGGATCTACTTCGCAAGCATGGGGTATGAGTTGGGAAAATGAAGGAATGTTTACTAGAAATAACGATGGTACATTGTTTGATTTTACTACTGAAACATATGGTACATGGAGTGGAACTTATCCAAGTAATCATCACCAACAAAAATCAATGAATAGTAAACTTAACTATTGCTGGGCAGGTAACGAAGGTGGGTATGCAAGTGGAGCAAACTTCCGTAGAACTAACTGGACTACTAGGTCAACAGCAAGCACTTACGCTAAACCAGTAAACGGTGGTGAAGAAAACTTTACAATGGGTCAAGACCATGCTTACCAGCTAGGTTGCTTTAATGGTGCTCAAAATAATTTAAGTTTCCGTTGGAACTATTATACAGAGTCAGGCTTCCAAGGCGGAACATCTATGGAGCCAAAAGGAAAAGCAGGATCAAGTTCGGGATTAGGAGCATGGAGAGATAACTAATGGCTACATTTAAAAATACAAATATTGACGATACTGGGCACTTAACACTGCCAGGAACTGGTGACGGCGATGCACCGCAGAACGGAGATATACGTTATAATGGTAACTTTGGCAGAGTAGAAGTATATCATGACAAAGACGGTGCGCAATGGACTAACATGGCTATACCTTTCCTTACTAGACAAATTTTAACAGTAGGATATATACACGGCGGCTATGCAGCTAGTGTTGTTTGGGATGAAACGAATAAAACATTATTTGCTACAGACACAACACTTGATCTAGCTGGCAAACAAGAAAAAGGCCACAACTACAAAGACAGTATGCACAACAGAGATTTGTGTTGGACTGTAGGTGGTGCTGCTAATGCTCACTGTGCAAGTTCAAACGGTATTACTTGTTACAATCACAGAACAGAAAATAACTTAACAAGTGGATACACTAGAACACACACTTGGAGTACCAACAACATTGGTATTATCCAGCAAGGATTAGAAACAGCATGGATAACAGGTGGCGGTAGTAGTCAAATTAGACGTTTTAATATGATTACACAAACACTTGGCGCACAACAAGGTAATTCAAATACATCAGGAGGTATTTGGGGCTTACAACACGAAAATTACGGTATTTGGTGTACTAATAACCAAGGCTTTAAATGGGCATCTGAACAACCTTATACACGTTCAGCAACAGCACCACAAGGTGATAAACACCAACATTGTTTAATGTTCAAACATGCTAACATGGTAGGCGGACGTGAAGGCAACCCAAGTTCAAACTGGAGAGAAACAAACTTTTATAGTGATACAACGCAAGACGTTATTGGTTCAAAAGGTTACTATGGCGGCGAAGAAAATATGCTCGCAGGTCAGGATTGGGGCTATGCTGTAGGTTGGTATCAAGGGTCACACGTTGTAAGTAGTGCAAAGTTTGTATATGCAACAAGATCAAGTGCCACTGGTGGCGCAAGTCTTAATGCTAAAGGAGTTAATGGTCAAAGTTCAGCAACGATGAGCTGGAGAGATTAACTTGGTAAATATATACGTATATAACAACCAAGGAGTTTAATATGACACAAGACGTACAAAATATTGACCGTAGAAAACAGTACATGTCTGATCACAGATATCACAGTAAAGTTAATACTGATGTGTCTATGTTAGGTGATACTGAAAAAGATGCAATCAGTTACGCAATTAATAAAGAATGGACTAATCCAAAGTTCAAGTTGAGATGGTTTGTAGGTCAAGCTCAAATCACACCTTATAGTAAATTAAGACAGTATTTGCTTGAAATCAAATCTAAAGAAGAATCAATTGAAAACATTGAGTATGAAATTGCAAAATATGATGTAGAAGTTAGACGTTTTAAGCGTATGGCTGAAGAAGCGCATGATGAATTAGATAGAGAACTAGCTTCAGTAGAATCATGGAATGCTGAACGTAATCACATTATGTCAAAACGTAGACTACAAGATTGGTATTTAGAAAGACAACACTTGCTTGATCTATTGCAAGAGTTTATTGAAAGCGATGAAGCACAATTACCAGATGGTAGCGGCCGCACATATATGGACATTCTAAATACAGACGAAGAAGATATTTACGAAGCAGACTATTGGACCAACAGACTTGCAAAGCAAGCTGCAACTGATATGATCTTTTATGGTCGTATAGGTACGGGTAATATGGATGCTATTTTAAGTGTAGGTTCAGAACAACAAGCTGAGATATTAGCACTGACAATGAATTATAGTACACAATTACAAAGTTATAATTTACAGTTACAATCAGCAGCTGAAGAAAATTTAAAACTAAACGGCAAGGTAGATCAACACAAAGATCTTTTAGCACCTACTGATAAATACAGTAAGATAGAACAACCGACATCAACAAATGGAGGCCCTGAGGAGACAATAAATGACGTATATAATGTTTGAAACAGTAGCAGGCAATGATCCTAGACTTGTACCAGAGATAGAAATGATAGGCAATGACTGGCACTTTACTTTTGCTAGAGTTACAGGCACTCCTGTAATTGATTGGTTAAACCCTACAACAATTACAAAAGAAATGTTTGATGCAAGAAACTTTACTAACGCACTTGAGGGTGAAGTTGGTATTATGAGATCAGTAACTGACCCTGCAGACATTATACAGCCAACAAGTTTTGGTGATAACGATTATGAAAAAGTTGCATACAGACTTAATTCAATTGATGAATCAAACACTGTAGCATTGTTAAAAGCTCAAATGTTAAATTGGGCAGAAAATAACTTTGATGATGATTCAGGTCGTATCCAAATTAGAGCGCAAGTTCCGGGGCTAAGAACATTAAAAGAAACACAAATGTATATGGCTACGTATTTTGAATGGGAGTGTGCATACACACATCAACAAGATAAAGCGCCTCAATTTGAGACTAAGAAATTTTCTCAAACATTATACGATTAATCACTTTACTTTTTAATTAAAAGGTGCTATACTAAGTATAAAGTATAGTGCCTTTTTTTACGGAAAGAAATAGATGAGAAAAATTTTTAGTATACCTCTAAATCCTAAGTTATCAAATGAACAGTATGTTGAGTTTGTTAATTTTATTGGTGAATACAAAGATCACATTAAAGATGTGTATTTTACATGCAGGATTGCTCCATTTGCACAAGATGCTATGGGCGATATTTTTGTACAAGATGATGATTATCAACTTGCTATAGAACAAGCACTGTTTGTACAAAAACAAACAGGTGTTCCAGTAAGTGCTACATTTAATAATATTCAGGTTCCTCCTAGTCAAAAAAATCTAGATACTTTTATAAAGAGCTTTAAACCTGTTTACGATGCAGGAGTGCGTGTTGCTACTATACCGCATACACATTGGATGGCAACAGGACAAATACAAAAAGCATTTCCTGAATTATACATAAAAAATACTATATTACGAGATGTAAGAATAGCATCAGAAATTGTAAGTTTAGCAAATTACGGGTTTGACTATATAAACCTTGATAGAGATCTTATGCGTGATAGAGATACGCTATTACGTCTTAAAGAAGCAAAGGTGTGGATTAAAGAAAACTACGGCAAGGACATACACTACAGTCTTTTAGCAAATGAAGGTTGTAAAGGTAGTTGTCCAATGATGGTCGAGCATTTCGAATACAATAATACTAGAGCAGGACAAGAAGCACAATATTTTAATAATCCTATTAGTAGAGTAAGTTGTCCTAAATGGGACGTTGACGATCCTAGTATACATTTAAAGACAGCTAATATAACTCCATGGAGAGAAGATTGGGAAGAATACCTTGATGAATTAGGTATTGATGTATTTAAAATGCACGGACGCGAAGCGGTTAGTAGACTATACGAAACTATGGATATTGTAAAACGCTGGGCAAATGGCGAAGCATTACTGTATGATAACTTTGAACAATATTTAGAAAGCACAAACTTAAAAGATAAGCCCATTGATGCATGGCGTAAAAAAATTAAAAACTGTAAGTTTGATTGTTGGGAATGTCATTTTTGTGATGATATTTACAAGATTAAATCTAAAATTGAACATACTGATAAAGTTAAACATGTAGCAGAGAGCATACTAATAAGTGGTGTACCAACAGTAAACACTCGTATACCTGGGCTTACAAGTCCGCGAGTTCAAACAGTATTAAATCATATTGCAAGTGGTTCTACACATTACATGGAAGTAGGCGTAGCACAAGGAGCAACGTTCTGTGGTGCAATTAAAGACAACAATTTAAATGCTGTAGCAATTGACAACTGGCAGGAAAACATACAACCTGCTGATCCAAATGCACCTAAGTTACCGCATAATGAAAAACAAAACTTTTTAAATAATTTAGAATCTTATAAGCAGGATAATACTGTTGATGTAATTGATAATGATTTATTTGAAGCTGATGTATCACAGTACAACGGTAAAATAGACATGTTCTTTTATGACGGGCCTCATGATGCAACAAGTACAGAACAAGCCGTACTACATTATAAAGATGTATTTGCACAAGAAGCTGTATTAATATTTGATGATGCAAATTGGCAAGGAGTTGTCGAAGGCGCACGTAACGGAATAAACAAAGCAGGATTTGAAGTTGCATATGAAAAAATGCTGTTATGTGATGTAGAAGATTTAGAAAGTTGGTGGAATGGATTGTACATAGTTGTACTTTCTAAACCTAAAGAAGAATTAATATCAATTGAGGAAATAACAGAATGGTAAAAAAGATAGTAATATTTGGCGGTGGAACTAGTGGCTGGCTAACAGCGGCATACCTAACTAATAACTTAATTGATCCTGTTGAAATACAACTAATTGAAGATGCATCAAAAGGACCAATTGGAGTTGGAGAAGGCACACAGCCTCTCACAGCCTCTTTTTTATATAAATGTGGAATAGAAGCAAAAGACTGGATGAAACCTAGTAATGCTTCATTTAAGTATGGGGTAGAATTAACAGGCTGGAACGATGAGCCGTATTTTGTAGATAATGATGTTGTTGACAATGTTCTGCCTGCGCCGCATTTACCCGTAAGTAAATATTTTGTAGACAAGCCTTACAGTGAATTTGCAAAATGGCACCCAGCATATAGACTAGCAAAAAATAATACAGCAACTAAGATTGATGACGAAACTGATATTAATTTCAATGTAGGCCTTGATAGTTACGGTGCTGTACATTTTAGTGCTTATGATATCATTGCTACTATTAAAGACTTAATACTACACAAAATTAATTATGTTAATACTAAAATTACACAAATAGGCAGTGACGTAAATGGTATTACAAAATTAATTGACGAAAACAATAACGAGTATACCGGTGATTTGTATATTGATTGTAGTGGATTTCAATCCTTGCTATTAGGAAAAACATTAAAAGAACCTTTTATAAGTTATGACAAATGGTTAATAAATGATAGTGCTGTTGCAATGCCAACACAATATACTAATCCTGAAGAAGAATGTTTTCCATATACAAAAGCAACTACAATGAAAGCAGGTTGGCGTTGGACTATTCCTACATACCATCGTGTTGGCAATGGATATGTATATAGTAGTAAACATATAACTCCAGAGCAAGCAGAAGCAGAGCTACGTGAAGCCATTGGAGAATATGATGCTCCTGCTAATCATTTAAAAATGCGTATAGGATCACATCAAAATATTGCTGTAAAAAATGTTATTGCTGTTGGACTAAGCGCAGGATTTGTCGAACCGTTAGAAGCAACAGGCATTACATTTACAACAGCATTAGTTAGTTCTTTTACTGACTTAATGAATCGTTCACGTAATGACTGGTCTGAACAACCGCAAGCAATGCTAAATCGAGGCTTCTATGAAATGAATATAGAAATCTTAACATTTATATTTGCACATTATTACTTCAGTAATAGAAATGATACTCCGTATTGGCAAGAGATAAGATCACAAAGTTTAAATGACTTACCTGATGATGCACAAATGATGATGAGTCAATATTATCCTAACATACCAGAATTTGTATTTTTTAGTCCTGGTAGTATGTTTAGTAGTGTACAATGGTGGTCAATGTTGCATGCCGGCGGAGCATATCCAAATGCAAAATCTACTCTTACTGATAAACAAAAAGACTATGTAGAACACTTTATGAAAGTACAGGATTTACGTGTTGAAAGTTCAAAAGAATTATTTGGCAATCATTATAAATTTTTAGATAAGTGGTACAGTGAATGGAAAGAGTAAACCTTTTCCGCTCTGACTTCTTTGTAGGCAGAGTAGGCAATGAAAATCAGATAGCTGATCTTAATAAACAGATGTTAGTATCACAAGAGTCTAATGCTGGTGCAATTGCTAATAGCAACGACGGATGTTGGCGAAGTACAGTTAAGTATGACAACATAGATTGGCTTTTAGATGGAGTTAAGATATTAACAGAGAATGCAATAGACTACTATTCATCTTTAGATTCAACGTTTAAGAACCATATAACTAAGAATCATATTAGTATTGACTACTGGTCAAACATTAATAAACCTGCAAGTAGAAATGTGTTGCATAGTCATGTAGCAGATACTTTTGCCGCTGTTTATTATGTACAAGGTTCTAAGACAGGTCCTTTAAAATTTATAAATCCTGCAAATGTACTAAATGATTGCAATTCAGTAAGTCCGTTTGTACGTGAAGTATTAGTTCATCCACATGATGGAGAATTAATATTATGGCCTGCATGGGTTCCTCATGAAGTCGAAGTAAATAAATCAAACAGAGATAGAATGAATATAGCATTTACAATACAGGTATCTTGATGTTTAAAAAGCAAGAAAAAATAGAATTTTTTAGTAAGATTGACGGGGTAGCAGACGCTTACCCTATTATTCCTGCTAATAAATTTAGGCCAAAATGGATGTCTCGTTGTAAACAAAATTACATTGATAATAAAGATAGAAACTTGCCAAGTCATTTATATCAATGCCCGGGCATATTTGATCTATACAATTATGGATTTATATTACCTTTATGGCACGATGTAATAATTAAGACACAAGGCGGACAGCCAGGATTTCAATATGTTAATCCAAGCGAAACATTATCTAAATTACTTGAAGGTGATCCTGTTACTAGTCAACCACCAGATATATCTAGATGGTTACCAAAAAGACCTCATAGCATTGAAGCTATAGTAAAATTTAATACTCCGTGGCATGTAGTTACTCCTAAGAATGTTAAATTGTTAATTACACCAATTGCATATCCGGATACTTTTGAATTCGAATCTTCTATAGGCGTACTTGATCCTGCAATTAATACAGAATTAAATATACAAGGATTTTGGAATGTTCCAAATGGTGAACGGAAGTTATCGGCAGGAACTCCAATAGCACATATTATACCGTTGACAGAGCAAAAGTATGATCATATAATAAGAGAAATGACTCAAGAAGATTGGAAGTTTTTTAAAAAACGTTTGTTCTGGGGAACACATTCTTTTAAACATAAAAAGTCTTTAATGAAAGACATGTATAAAAAGCATTTTAGGAGAGAATAATGCCGTTAACAGAAACTAATACAAATGAATTTGTAACTTACACTCAAAAACTAAGAGAAGCTAAAGACCAATATACAGAACGTAAAGTACAAAAAGATAGAATAAAACATGTAGGTTGGTTTAATGCTGTATTATCACAAAAAGATATAGTGCTAACATATAAAGAAGATGGCAAGTCTATACAAGTTATTGCATCAAAGAATGGCAATGGTGTTGGCCCGTTACCTCAGCCACCTATTACAATAGAAAATGTATTAGGCGAAGATCGAGAAGAAGTACATCATATTGTGTTTTATACATCACCGCAAGGAGATACTAAAGTTGTACATATAGACGATGTTGAATGTTGGGTAATCACTAACACAATGATGAATCAAATAGACAAAATTTATAAAAGGTCAATAAATGTTTAATTGGTTTAAGAAAAAACCTAAAGTAGAATTTGTCTGTTTATTTCCAGAAATAAAAGAAGTGATGCCTGTTGTTCCAGCAAGTAAAATAAAGTTTAAATGGGTAAAGACAGCAATAGACGACTGGAAGAAAACACAACAAGAAATGAAAGATACTCCTGTTAAGTTAACACATTTTGCTAGATGCCCTGGCATGCACAAAATTATGCGTGAAGGTTGGATATTACGTAGCTGGTGTGACTTTACAGTTAAAACTGACGGTGACGGAAAGACATTTCAATGGGGGTCTCCAGTTTCTCAAAAAAGTATGGATGCAGATCATATTTGGAAATGGGATTATTTGTCGCATCATGCAGAATCTATATTTGGTCAAACAGATAAAAGAAACACCCTAGATACTGTTCTTAAAGTGCAAACGCCTTGGATTGTATATGTTCCAAAAGGGTATTACTTATTATGCATGCCTTGTCCTTACCCAGACAATCATAGCTTTACAGCAGCAACTGGATTCATAGATGGTGACGAAGGACCAAATTTTTTAAATGTACAGTTATACTGGCATGAGTTAGATGGTATAACAAAAATTCCTGCAGGTACTCCTCTAGCACAATATATGCTTGTTAAAAAAGATAGCATTGAAGGCGATGTAAGAAGCGTAACAGACAAAGATATAAAAAATCTACGTTTAAGATCAACTATATTAGACAATCGTTTTATTGTAGATTATAAACCGTTAAAGGAAGTAAAGTGGCATGAGTAGTTTTCATAAAGTTGAAATTTGTACTATGATGGATCGAGACAATAAGATAGGAAATGATGCACACGCTAATTGGCTGCGCTGGTCAGTACAACACAGACGTATGGCAAATTTTAGAATACAACTTAGTCACTGTAAGACATATGTAACTATGAGTGACGGCGAAGCCTTTGAGTATTTTAAAAGACATTGGACATATTACAACCGAATCTTATATTAACATACAGATAAATACTACTGTACAGATTAGGACTTTAATATGGCATCAAATACAGCACCAGTAGTAGACAGAATACGAATTATACCTAGACCCGATGACTTTCTTGACAGAAACGTTGGTTCTAGTGGCGAAGTCTTTTACGATAAGCAAGCAAACACTCTAAGATTATACAGCGGTAAACAAGCAGGTGGGTTTTCATTACTAACAGCAGGAAACTTATCGCAACAACTTGCAGATGCCGGCGTTGCACTACTTGAAAAAACTGTTACTGTAGGCGTTGATACTGAAAACGGTCAAGCATCTGGTGTATTTTATATTGACGGAGTAGAAAAACCTCAACTAGAGTTTGTTAGAGGTTATACATATCTATTTGATCAGTCAGATGAAACAAACAACTCATTTGCTAATCTATGGCATCCTTTAATGTTTGCTACTACTCCAAATGGAGACTTAATAGAGGGCGGCGCACATTACAATCCAGGTATAGTTTATTTACTAGACGACGATCCTGTATCAATGAGATACTATACAGATAATTTTCAATCTGCTACAACAAAAAAAGTTTTATTTACAGTCAAAAGTAGCGCACCAGACACATTATACTACTGGTGTCATTTCCATACAAATCAAGGTAATGAGATTACTGTTTCTGATCCAGGTACTGGTACTGGTACCGGCGGTGGAGCAAGTGTAGAAGTATCAGACACAGCACCAACAGCACCAACACAAGGTACTATATGGTTTGATAGTAGTAACGGTAAAATATTTGTTTACGTTACAGACGAAGATAGTAGTCAATGGGTACAACCTACAGTACCTTTACCGCCAGTTAACACATTTAAAAACATTAGTGTTACCGGTGGATCAACACTAGTAGCAAGTGGTAATGCAGATACAGTAAATTTTGCACCAGGATCAAATATAACATTAAGTGTTAATCCTGCTACAAATACAATCACAATAAACAGTTCAGGCGGCGGTGGATCATCATATGACCAAAACTTAAATACTACAGATGATGTTACGTTTGATGATATTACAGCAACAGGAATATTAACAGCGTCTAGTATAAATGCTGCAGCAATACAAAATACAGGTGTAGGTAATCCTACTTTTACAAGTGCAAGTACTATTGACTTTATTGCACCAGATGGTATACGATTAGAAAACGTATTAAAAACTAACGAAGTTTTAACTAATATAGCAGGAGCAACGGGAACAGTTACATTTAATTATAGTGCTGGGCCAATATTTAATGTTACAACACCAGCGGCAAACTGGACAGCAGATATAACAAATGTTCCAACCACAGACAACAGAGCAACAAACACAGCAATTATTATTACACAAGGAACAACACCATATGTGCCTACTGTAATACAAATAGCAGGAGTAACGCAAACCATAAATTGGATAGATAACGTTGCACCATCCGGCAATGCAAACAAGACCGATGTAATAACTTTATCCATGCTACGTGTAGGAGGTTCTTGGAACGTTTTAGGTAGTTACGTAAATTATGGATAATAGTTATGCCAAGATATAGTTCAGCAAGTTCCCTACAATATTTTCAGCCTATACTTAAACCTTTTAAATTATTAAAATATTTAGAAAATCCAAACGAAGAAGGCATTGCACAATCAGATGCATTTGGTACTACTGTTGCAATAGGACCTAATCATATTGCTGTAGGAGCACCTGGCGAACAAGGCACATCAGGAGTACCATCACAAGGTATTGTTTACATTTACACTTCTACAGGTACATATCTAAGAACAATAGTAAATCCAAATCCAGTAGCACCTATAAATGCAGGTGACGGAGATTTGTTTGGCACAAGTGTTGCTGTTAATACAGGATACGTTATTGTAGGAGCACCGGGCGAAAATGATGCTACTGATAATAACGGTAAAGCATACGTATTTGATATAACTGACGGAAGTTTAGTATATACGTTTAATGATCCAAATCCTAATACAACAGAAATTAATGCAAATGGTGATGCATTTGGTAGTACTGTTGCACTTACTGAAGACTATGCAAGTGTTTGTGCATATAGAGAAAACGCTGTAGGGCTAGGCGACGATACAGGTTGGACATACATCTTTGATTTATCAAACGGAAACTTAGATCACTCTATTGAAAATCCAAACTTAGATGGTGAAGATGAATATCCAGGTGACCAAATTGGTGAAAGGATTAATACACTTGCTATTACTGATACATGGACAATGATAGGCAACTGGAGAGAAAATGAACCGGGTGCATTAGGACAAGGTGATAGTGGTGCATTCTTCCTATTTAATAACTCTACAGGTGCTGCTGATCAATCAATTTATAATCCAAAAGATGATGCACTTGACGGGGATGATAGATTTGCTTATGCTGTAGACTTAAATGAAAATTATGCTGTAGTAGGTTGCCCTGGCGAGGACAGTGAAGCTACAAACAGTGGCAGAGTATATGTATATAATCCAACAAACGGAAGTTTAGTATCTACAATACAAAATCCTAATACATACGGTACCGCAAATAATGATAGGTTTGGTGAATCTATTGCACTAACAGATAATTATCTTGCTGTAGGAGCGTTAGAAGAAGATGACGATAATGGTACAGCAAGTGGCGTTATACATATTTTTAGTACAACGGACTGGAGTTACCTAACTACTATAACTAATCCAAATAAATATACTACTAGCACTAGTGATAGATTTGGCTATACTATAAGAGCAACTAATGATTATCTAGTAACAGGTGTTCCTGCTGAAAATCAAGGTAGTGGTGCTGTTTATATTTTTAAGGCGTAATACATGGAAAAAGAATACATTGTAGTAGTACATAGAGGAATCGACTTAGAGGCATTTGATGCAGAATTATCTGCAAGTTCAGGTGCTGGACCAATACCAAATAGAAGTGTAGATGTAGCAAATCCAAGAGCTGGTTCAAAACGTATGACACACTGGATGCTTACTGAAGAAGAAGCATCAACATTACAAAATGACGAAAGAGTATTATCTGTAGAGATACCGCCAGAACAACGAGACGATATTCAACTAATAAAAAATGCATCGCAAACTGGTGTATTTTATAGAACAATATCAGGAGCAGCACTAACAACACCAAGTTATGTAAATTGGGGACTAAGACGTTGTATAGAAGAAACAAATGTTTATGCCAGCAATAATACTGTTGCAGGTGACTACGACTATGCGTTAGACGGAACAGGCGTAGACGTAGTAATACAAGACAGCGGCATTGATCCTAATCATCCTGAGTGGGAAGATAAAGATGGTGTTAGTAGATTACAACAAATTGACTGGTATACAGAAAGCGGACTATCTGGAGTACAAAGCACAAACTATTATAGAGATGCTGATGGCCACGGAACACATTGCGCAGGTATAGCGGCAGGTAAAACATACGGTTGGGCAAAAGGCGCACACATTTATTCTCAAAAGTTAGCAGGCCTAGAAACATTGTCAGGAAGTGACGGTACTGGTACTTCAATTAGTGATGCGTTTGATGCTATACGATTATGGCACAATGCTAAGACTAACAGCCGTCCTACAGTAGTTAATATGAGTTGGGGCTACGGATCAGATCAAACTACTGATCCAATAAGTGGCACCTATAGAGGTGCGGCATGGACATACGGAGTTGACTACACTGATAGAGGCGGACTATGGGCCGCAACTGGAGTTAGTAGATTGTTTTTTGGTAACAATAGAGTACCAGTAAGAGTGCCATCAGTAGATGCAGAAATAGAAGATATGATAGATGACGGCATACATGTATGCATTGCCGCAGGAAACAATAGATATAAAGCAGACTTACCAACAGGACTTGACTTTGATAATGAAGTAGTGTTTAGTGGCGGGACGTACCAATATCATCGAGGTAGTTCTCCATTTAGTAATGAAGCATTTATGGTGGGTAATATAGATGCACAAGTTAATAGTGGTGTTGATAGAATAGCAGGAAGTTCAACAAGAGGTCCTGCTATAAACATATACGCACCCGGCGACAACATAATGAGTACGTCTAGCATTGCAGCAGACGCTGTATATTCATTGCTAGACTATCCTGGTAACAGTACATATAAAATTATGAGTATTGGCGGCACATCAATGGCATCGCCACAAGTAGCAGGAGTTTGTGCTTTACATTTACAAGTACAACCTGACTTAACACCAGGACAGTTAAAAGATAAAGTTATTAGTGATGCTAAAGAGGTAATAAGTACTACGGGTTCTGATACTGATTATGATGATTACATTAATAGTTTATTAGGTGGTCCAAACAAAATGTTATACAGTAGATACGGATCAGCAAACACCTGGGCTATTACAGGAACGATAAATATTAGTGGAGGCTTATAATGGCACTTAATTTTCCTAGCGCACCTAGCGCAGATGAAACATTTACAGACGGTACAACTACATGGATATGGGACGGCGTTTCTTGGAATGTAGTTTCCGGTGGCGGTATATCTGCCGAACAGCCTGATGCATTTAAGACGTTTACAGCAGACACTGGTACTACTACAGCAGATAACGAAAATGACTCATTTGCTATTAGCGGTGGTACTAGTATTGAAACAACAATAAGCGGCGATGAAGTAACAATAGACTTTAATGGCTCTGTTGGTGATCCTGATCAAAATATCTTTTCTCAAATTGATGCAGATGCAGGATCAATATCGGCCTCTACAACAAGTAGTATATTAACTGTTGAAGGTGGAACTAACGTAACAACACAGATTGTAGGTAACACACTTACAATTAATGGTTCAACACCTACACTAAGCATAAATGATTTAACAGACGTAGATACTACAAATACAACACCTGTTGCAGGTAATGTGTTAAAATGGGACGGTGCAAAATGGTCACCAGGACTTGATGCAACAACAGGCGGAGGCGGCACTGATGCTGACACATTAGACGGTCAAGATAGTACATATTTTTTAAATTATAATAACTTACAAAATACACCAACTGTGCCAGCAGATGTAAGCGACTTAACTGACACTACATCTTTATTATTCAGCGGAGCATTTGCAGACTTAACTACTAAACCAACTACTATAGCAGGTTACGGTATTACTGATGCATTTGACGGATCATTTTTAAACTTATCAAATGTACCTACTACAATATCAGGTTACGGTATTACTGATGCTGTTGTGGACTTTGCAGACTTAGGCACAACTCCAACTACTATATCAGGATACGGAATAACAGATGCACTTAGTACAAGTTCTAATTTATCAGCATTAGCAGACGTAGATACTACAGCACCAGCCACAGGTCAAGCACTTGTATGGGACGGCGACTCGTGGGGTCCAGACACAGTAAGTGGTGGCGGCGGCGATCCAGATCAGAATGTGTTTACAACAATATTTGGTGATGCTGGATCATTAGTAGCGACTACTACAACATCATCTTTTACAGTACAAGGTGGTACAAATATTAATACTACAGTAGCAGGTAATAATGTACGTGTTGATTTTTCAGGAGCATTAGGTGTTGACAAGTATGACGATTTAGAAGAAGTTGTACGTACTGGTAGAACAATTGACAAAAGTTATACATCAGCTTTTGCAATGATTAGAATGAATAATGCAGGTAACTCTGCTTATACTGTTGATAGTCACGGATATAGTGGAAATAATCCTACGTTGTATGCAATTGGCGGAATGACTATTGCATTTGATTTAGATCAAATAGGCGGACATCCATTTGAAATACAAGACGGTACAGGTACAGCATATAATACTGGCCTAATACATGTAGATATTATTGGTAATGTTTCAACTGGTACAAACGCACAGGGTAAAGATGGCGGAACATTGTATTGGGAAGTGCCAGAGACTATCTCAGGTGGTTACAGATATCAGTGTACATTACACCCTGCAATGGTAGGTGCTATAACTATTAAACGTATATCACTACTTTAATTGCTTTAAAATTGATTCAATTTTATCTTTAGTAATAAGCAGATTATGCTTAATATCAATTAACTGTCTTGGCTTAATATAACCACCACTTCCGCTTTGATGTCCTACATCAATTTCATCACTAAGTGATTTAAATGTATTGACATATCCTATTAATTTATCTTTTAATTTGCCTTCGTCTAAACTATCACATGCGGCTTTATACCTAGTAATATCTTTAATCCATTTTTCAGACTTTGTTAATAGTGGAAACATTTTTCTATCCTATGTTATTTGAAGGTAATACTATAAAAGTATCTTTTTCAAAATCACCATTACTAGATTCTGTTATAGAACTGTCAGCTACTATTGCTTCTAAACAACACGGCATTAATGGTAATACATGATGTGTTTGACCTTCACCTAACACAGTTTCAAATAATTTTCCTGTGTCTGTATCTATCCATCTTAACTTAAAATTACCTGTGTTTACAAACCATGTTTTTTCTTTTTTAACATTAAAAAAGAAATCTGTTCTACTACCAGCACCAGTAAATGCTAATATTTTTGTGCAATAATCATTGGTCCTAGCAATAGTTAATTCGTGTCCCCAAGTTTGTTTTGTTACGTCACTCATTTTCGTTAATTACCTTTAGTACTTCAATTATTGTTTTTAACTTATTTTGTATTGTTTTATTTTGTAGTGTATTTCTTAAACCGTGATGTAATGGCTTTGGCCATTGTCCCGTAGTAACCCATGCATAGCCATCGTGTTCGTGATTAAGTGTTGGAATAAATTCATTTTCTACTACAATTAAATATGTATGAAAGGAAAAGTAATTATCATTGCTAACAAAACTTTCTAATGGAAGAACTTTAGTATAATCTACGTTGCCTATTTCTTCTAGAACTTCTCTTTTAAGTCCTTCCCAAGGAGTTTCGGCATTTTCGTTTGTGCCACCAACAAGGCCCCAAGAAACATTAGACTTGTTTCCTGTCCTATGTAAAAATAAAAATCTTTCTGTGGCTAAGGAGTAGAATAATGCTCCACTACAAACAATCTCTTTCATACTAATAATTATGCATCAAGTAGTATGGTCCAGGTCGCTCCTGAGTATTCTCCTTCGTAACTTTTAATCCAGTATTCGCCATTCCATTTATATTGGATACCGGTATTTAAGTTGCTGGTATATGTTGCTGGTGATCCTGTACTGCCATCATCGGCACCGCTTGCATCAAATACAATGTGCCAATTTGCTCCGTCCCATTCTATAATATCACTTTCGCCTGCAATAAAGTCTGTTCCGTTTGTATTTTTCCAAGCATCTGGACCATCATCGTTTGTAGCGTTACCTATTTCAGATAAAATAAGCAAACGTAAGCCTGATTGTTTTACAGTATCAGGGTTAAATCTTAACGGATCGACAATATAGTCTATTGTTGTAAAGCTATTAGTACTTCTTGCAGGACCTGAAATAACAGTATCATCCGGTAATGTATCACTATCAAAGTTAATAACTATTTTAGTATCGTCTAATGGATTAATAGTAAATGTACCAGTAATATAATTATCACTATCTGATGCCTTTAATAGTATTCTACTAACGTCAGATTGGTACGTGCCTGGATATGCTTGTATTAGCTCGTTCCAACTAACTTCGCCAACTTTGTTTCTCCATACTAATTTTGCTACATCGTCTTGTACACTGATGCCATAATTTTGATATGTGCTACTAACACTAGTTTTATCAAACAATCTCTTTGTATTAAAGTCCATTTGGCCATCGCCAACATTTGGAAATTCACCGTCATCGACTGTTTGTGTACTTCCGTCAGCCTCGCTATCGTCTGATAAAGGACCTGTGTTTACTCTAGTTACAAATGTTGGTTCTGTGCCATCTATTTGTCCTGCTATAGTAGCACCTAAGTTAATGTCGCCATTTTGCTCGTTAAATATGTTAGATATAATACTTGTTGTTACACCTAAGCGTTTAACTTTAGCAGGAGGTGTTAAGTATATAGGCGTACTAAATTGTAAACTAGCAACATCTATTTCACTATCTACACCAACTGGAATTGATCTAGAACTAAATGTAATGCCTTCCATATTTACAACAGTTAAACTAGTCCAGTCTAAGTAATTGTCTGTAGTTTGTATTTCGAAACTAGGATTAAACAGTACTAATATTTGTTCTATTATTTGTAATTTTTGTTCAGCATTACTAGCCCAAATATCAGCTGTTACTTTAAGTGTATATGGTGCAGGCATATAACGCTCTACAGTGTAGTTTTTACCTTGTGTATTAAGATACTCGCCCGTAGCACTATCGTATGTGCGTTCACGTACATGTCTTTTGCTTATTAAACTAGAATCAGCTGTTCTATCTCTGTCCATTTCTAAGCCAGTTACATATACAGCCATTCGCGGCGCCGTTGGTATTTTATTTTCAGAATTATCTCTTAGTATATTAGCAACTTGACGAGTTAAATCGCCATACATAACAGGAACTTGTTTTTCATTTCCATGCCCGTCTTGCACTTGGAAATTACTTAACATTCTTATAAGTTGAGTAATATACCTTCTAATTTGTGCATCATAAAAAAATTGCATTATACATCATCCGCTTTAGGTCTAAGTGCTTTACTTAGAGCTTGTCTTTCTGAAACAGTTTCGTCACCAATAACATCAGTATTTGTATTATTAATAAATGTTCCAATTTGTGTTTTTCTATCGTTAGTATTAGTCATTGTCATTCTAACATTGTCTTGCATTTTAATCCATCTAGTGCCATCATATTTAAATAGTCTATTTGGTAAAAAGTCTGTACGTAAAAAATAGTCGCCAGCTTCATTTATTGCTGGGAAACTAGTACCACTACCAAATGCTGCACCGTTAGGTGGTTGACCATCTTCAATTAAGTAACCTGCGTAACCTGTTCTGCCAGGCGCACTAGCACTTGGATCAGCTACAGTATCTACTATTGCTCTTCCTGAGTCATCAGTGTCAAGTGTGTAATAGTGTCCTATGTCGTATCCTGACTTAGGCGCATCTGCTTCAGCTTCTGTAAGCACAGCATCGTTTATAGCTTTTTCATTTTCGTATGTGCTTAGTAAATCTCTTAAGGTGTTGTCACTATACGTAGACCAATTAAAAACGTCTGTAGGTGTGTTACCTTGCGTCTGTGACGTTGCTTCATATAACTTACCTTTATACTTTACAACTTGACCAATTTCGTATGTAGTTCCTATAACATAGTCTCCCATAAAGATATCTTCATCTTCTGGTGTTTCTAATATATCTGCAAATTCTTGACTATCAACAATTTGCTTTAATTTAATTCTATATAAATGCGGATACCAAGTAGGACTAAATCCTTCTGCCGCCCTGTTTACATCTTCTACTACATAGTATCTTTTTAAACTAGTAGCAAAATCGTTTTCTGCATACTCGTCTTTTAAGTGTGGTAGCTCTATAACATCTCCACTCATTATTTTTCTACCAAGTGCTTTAACACTTGTAGTAATGTGTATGGTCATAAACAATGTGTCATTGGTTAAAAACAAACCAAATTGGCTTAGATCAAAATCAATGTCTTGTACATTGTATATGCCTCTAATTGTATAGATGTCTGAATCGTATTTTCTGTCTCTATTTTCTAAAAACAGAATATCTTGAATCTGAGTGTTATCTTTAACAACGTCACCATCGTCAGTACCTACATATTTGTGAATATTCACATCAGTACCGCCAATAGTAAACATTTCATAGATACGGTTATCCATGAATTTGTAATCGTTGCCTCTTTCGGGTTTATATAAACTAAGTCTTGGCATATGTATATTTATCGTAACGATAAATACTATTGGAGAACAAGACATATGACAACAGCTATAACTACACAAAGACAAGAAATTTTCGACTACGTTAACGCATTTTTAGGCGGAGGTATGGTTGATGTTGAACTTGATCCAATACATTACGAATCCGCTTTAACAAAAGCCCTAACAAAGTATAGACAAAGAACAGATCATGCTGTAGAAGAATCGTACTTGTTTTTAACTTTAGTTGAAGATCAAAACGAATACATACTACCAAGTGAAGTTATTGAAGTACGTAAATTGTATAGACGTTCAGTTGGTTCGCGTAGTGGCAATGGCGGCGGTAGTTCAATGTTTGAGCCATTTAACTTAGCATTTACAAATACATACTTACTAAGTGGATCAACACAAATGGGCGGACTTGCTACATATGACATGTTTGCTGGATATCAAGAACTAGTAGGGCGTATGTTTGGTAGCTTTATTGAATTCAAATGGAACTCTCCGACTAAGAAACTTACAATACTACAACGCCCACGTGCTGATGAAGAAGTATTAATTTATGCATATAACTTTAGACCTGATAATCAGTTATTTGAAGATTATCTTGCTAAACAGTGGATTAAAGATTATACACTTGCAGCTTGTAAATATATGCTAGGCGAAGCACGTAGTAAATTTGCAACGGTTGCAGGACCACAAGGCGGCACCAGCTTAAATGGTGATGCACTTAAAGCAGAAGCACAACAAGAAATGGATAAGTTAGAGCAAGACTTATCACTACAAGCAGCTGGCGGTGTCGGCTACGGATTCTTAATAGGCTAAAATACCCCAACGTTAGCGCCAACATCTTAAATCCTTGTAAATACATATGTAACAAGGAGAAGCCGATGTGTTCACCCGAAGTGCGTAAAGAAGCCAATCGAATGAATTGGATGATAAAAGGTCAACTTATTGATCCTATTGAAAGTGACAGCTCAGTCGAACAAATATACAATTCATACTTTAAGAGACTTTGGGGAAATAATGAGAATTATATCCATGAAGTTGGGTTTGAAGAAGCATATCAAAAAACACTTGACAAGTAACAATAATTATTATATACTATATAGATAATATAGGAGTATAAATTTTGTTGCCAAAGTTATTAATTGTCGGGCATGGCCGTCATGGTAAAGACACTGTGTGTGAATTATTAGAATCATATGGGTATACATTCCAATCATCAAGCAAATTTTGTTCAGAACTTTTTATCTTTAATGATCTAAAAGACCAGTACGGTTATGCTGACGAAGAAGAGTGTTATGCAGATAGGCACAATCATCGTACTGAATGGTACAATATGATACATGATTACTGTAGTGACGATTTAGCAAAACTAGGACGTAACTTATTTGCAGAACATGATATCTATTGTGGCTTGCGTAACAAGCGTGAATTCTTTGCAATGCAAAATGAAGAAATATTTGATCATACTATTTGGGTAGATAGAGGCGATCATTTGCCTACTGAAGACCCTAGTTCAATGAGCATTGAACAATGGATGTGTGATTATACTATTGATAATAATGGCGACCTACAACGGCTAAAACGTAATGTTGATATTTTAATCAAAACTATTTTTAAAAATCGGGGACTAGATCTCCCTGCTTCCAGCGGCTACCTTCTTTCTGAAGCGTTCGTTGACAGTTAGCACATATAGTTTTTAAATTAGTCGGTAAACAATTATCTAAGCGTCCGTCTATATGATATACATTAAATTGTTCGTGATGCTTTGATTTAAAACCACACTTCTCGCATTCATTCTTTTTAACATATCCGTACTTTGCCCATCTTGGCCTTCCACGTTCACTGCCTCCATACCTAGCACAACTCTCACACATACTTCTATAATATGCTTTATTGTGTTTATAATAATTTATAGCACACGGCTTTTTACTACAGTTTTTACATAAAGGTCTCATACTATTATTTAGTTGCCCTTTTCGGTCCCTTTTAATAGGGGTTTTCCGCAGGTAATTTTCTATTTTATGCTAAATAATAATAACAACTACTCAACAGGAGAAAAAAAATGGCATTATCATCACCAGGTGTTGAAGTTAAGGTAATTGACGAAAGTTTTTATACCCCAGCTGAACCAGGCACCGTACCAATGATTTTTGTTGCTTCCGCCGAAAACAAAACTAACGGAAGTGGCACAGGGACAGCGGCAGGGACGCTGAAAGCAAACGCAGGTAAACCTTACTTGCTTACATCACAAAGGGAACTAGCTGAAACATTTGGCGACCCAGTATTTTATACAGATTCAAATAACAACCCAGTACACGGCGGAGAGCTAAACGAATACGGTTTACAAGCTGCTTACTCGTTACTAGGTGTTAGCAATAGAGTTTATGTAACTCGCGCAGATATTGACTTAGGTGTATTAACACCAACAGCAGACGAACCAAAAGATGCTCCAGCAGATGGAACTAACTGGTTTGATACTAATGATAGTTCATATGGTATTTTTGAGTGGAACAGCTCACCAAAGAACGTCACTGGTGGACAGTCATTTAGCGTAAGAACTCCAATTGTTATTACAGATACAACAAAATTAGATGGTAACGGCGATCCTAAAGAGTCAGTTGGTAACATAGGTGATTATGCAGTTAAAGCAACAACAGATGTACTAAGAGTATATTACAGAAACTATACAGGTAGTTGGGTAAAAGTTGGTTCGACAGCATGGATTAATTCACATGCAGTTACAGCTGGTACAGTTTCTAATCCTACATTAGGAGCAGCAACAAACTTAACTATTACTGTAGGCTCTGGTTCAGCAATTACAGTAGCAGAGGGTAGTAACTTAGCAGATACAGTTTCAACAGCAAACGCAGATGCAAGTTTCCAATCAGCAGGCATTAGATTTGCAGCAATTGATGGAAAATTCCATGTATTTAATGACGCATCAGAAGATGAAAGAATTACTATTGCTGACACAGACGGCTTACTTGCTAAATTAGGCTTAACAGCTGGAACTTATGATGCAGCAAAAACACAAATTAGTGCTCATACAAGTGTACCTGAATTTAAGTCAGGCGATACTACTCCACGTCCAACAGGAAGTGTTTGGTTAAAAACTACTGAACCAAATCAAGGTGCTAACTGGAAGTACAAGCGTTACAATAGTAACACAGCATTATTTGACACTGTAACAGCACCAATTTACGGTTCTGCAGCAGCGTCTTTATATTGGTTAGACAGAAGCGGCGGCGGTGTTAACTTACCAGCAGGAACTACTTTTGTAAAATCAAACGCAGAAGATAGTGCGTCAGCTGAAGGTGCATTTACAATCTTTAGTCGTGCTAACACAGGCGCAACTACTATTACTGGTAGTGCTATTACAGGAAGTACATTTAGTGCGCAACCATATGCATTTAATATTGCAGAAACTGACGCAGGTAAAACAGCGTTACAAAGTTCTGTAACAATTAGCTTTACAGCAACAGGTGCTGTAGGCGATGCAGACTTAATGGCAGGTGCTATTAACAGTTCAGCATTAGAAAATGTTCAAGCTGAAGTATCAGCAGACAACAAATTAGTTGTTAAGCATACACAAGGTGGAGACTTTACTATTGTAGACACAGACGGCGGCTTTGCAGCAGCTGGCTTTGTAGCATTTGTAGTTGGTAATCCAAGTACAACAACTAACTTGTACAGCAGAAATAGTGTACTTACAGCAAGTAACTGGAAGAAAGCAATATTCACAGCAAGTGATGAAGCTCCAGGAGCATTAGCTGCACAAGGCGCACTTTGGTACAACAGTGTTGTAGACGAAGTTGACATGTTAATCCACAATGGTACTACATGGGTAGGCTATCAGAACTTTAGTTCAGACTATGGCGATACTAACCCAACTGGTCCTATGGTTTCAGCAACAGAGCCAACACAGCAAACAGATGCAACAGCATTAGTTGATGGTGACCTTTGGATTAGCACAGCAGATTTAGAAAACTATCCATTAGTTTATAGATACGACGGTGTTAACTTATCATGGGCATTACTAGATACAGCAGACCAAACAACTGAAAATGGTGTACTATTTGCAGACGCACGTTACAACACAGCAGGCGCAAATGGCGACGAAGCTGGTAGTATTGTTGACTTATTAACAAACAACTACTTAGACCCAGATGCTCCAGATCCAGCACTATATCCAAAAGGTATGTTGTTATGGAACTTACGTAGAAGCGGATTTAACGTTAAGCGTTTTGAGCGTAACTATGTAGACATTAACGGCACTAACGGCAGATTCAATAATGACGAATCAATGGCTGGTTACTATCCACACAGATGGGTAACTGAGTCAGGCAACCAAGCTGATGGTTCAGGTAGCTTTGGACGTAAAGCACAGCGTAAAGTTGTAGTACAAGCGTTACAAGCAATGGTTAACAGTAACGATGACATTAGAGATGATGAGTCTAGATTGTTCAACGTTATGGCAACACCAGCGTATCCAGAACTAATTGGCGAAATGGTTAGCTTAAACTACGATCGTGGACTAAGTGCATTTATTGTAGGCGATAGTCCAATGCGTTTAACACCAGATGCAACTTCATTAAATGAATGGGGCACTAACGTTAAACTAGCTGTTGAAGATAACGATGACGGTTTAGTTAGCAGAGACGAGTACATGGGTGTTTACTACCCAAGTGGCTTTACAAGTGATAACGCAGGTAACAACGTAGTTGTTCCAGCTTCACACATGGCACTACGTACTATTGCATTAAGTGATCAAGTTAGCTTTCCATGGTTTGCACCAGCAGGTACAAGACGTGGTGGCGTAACTAACGCAACAGCAGCAGGTTACATTAGTAGCGAAGGCGAATTTGTAAGTGTAGCACTTAACGAAGGTCAACGTGATACACTTTACAGTAATGCTGTTAATCCAATTACATTCTTAAGCGGAAGTGGATTAGTAGTATTTGGACAGAAAACAAGAGCAAGAAATGCAAGTGCATTAGATAGAATTAATGTTGCACGTTTGGTTATCTACTTACGTAGTCAACTAGGCAAACTTGCAAAACCATACTTGTTTGAACCAAACGACAAAATAACAAGAGATGAAATTAAAGGTGCAGCAGAAAGTCTAATGCTAGAATTAGTTGGACAAAGAGCACTTTATGATTTCCTAGTTGTATGTGATGAAAGTAACAACACACCAAGTAGAATAGATCGTAATGAACTATATCTTGATATTGCAATAGAACCAGTCAAGGCTGTGGAATTCATCTTTATTCCATTAAGACTTAAGAACACAGGAGAAATTGCAGGACTTTAATTAAGTGAAAAGGCCCCTGAAATATGGGGCCGACACTTTGATAAATACTAGCAACAGGAGAAATATAAATGGCAATCTCGACATTATCAAAAATTACAGTACCGTTAGCGAGCGACACAAGCGCAAGCAATCAGGGACTTTTGATGCCGAAACTACAATATCGCTTTAGAGTGACATTGGAAAATTTTGGTGTTACAAACGCAACGACAGAACTTACAAAACAAGTTATGGACGTTACAAGACCAAACATAACTTTTGAAGAAATTACACTAGATGTATATAACTCAAGAAGTTACTTAGCTGGTAAGCATACATGGGAACCAATTACATTGAATGTACGTGATGACGTAAGCAACAATGTACAGAAACAGGTAGGCGAACAGTTACAGAAACAATTTGACTTCTTTGAACAGTCAAGTGCAGCTAGTGGAATAGACTACAAATTCTTAACACGTATTGAAGTGTTAGATGGTGGTAACGGAGCAAACGAAGTTGGAGTATTAGAAACTTTTGAACTTTACGGTTGTTTCCTAACTAACGCTAACTACAACACATTGAACTATGCAACAAGTGATGCAGCTACTATTGCACTATCAATTAGATATGATAACGCAATCCAAACTCCAGTAGGACAAGGTATTGGCACATCAATTGGCAGAACAGTTAACTCACTCGTAACAGGTGGCGGCGTATAATATACGTTAACTAGATTGCCCTTAGAGTCGGAAAAAAGGAAGTCATTAGGCTTCCTTTTTTTTTATGTACGTACTTAATCTTTTCGGATAAATATTAGTATGGCAAATAAGTTAAACGGATTCTTAGACAACTTCTTAAGTGGAGTATTAAACCCAAAAGGTAGTATGGGTGATTTTCAACATGCTTCTAGATTGTATGTTGACAACGCATTTAGGCTTGCACCTAAATCAAAATTTCTTTATTTTGTAAACTTTAATTTTTACAAAGATGACAAACACGATGTATTAGCAGGATTTCCTACTTTACAAAATAGACACAGAGCTGAGCTTAACATGCTTGTTAAGAATGTAGATTTACCTCAGTATAGATCTTCAGTTGAAACTAAAAATGCATACAATCGTAAAAAGAATGTTCAAACACGTATAGATTATACACCAGTTTCTCTTACTATGCATGATGATAATCAAGGGCTAACAACAGCATTAATGGAAGCCTACTATAAGTATTATTATAGAGATTCAAACATATCTGACATAACAGCAAGTTTCGATCCTCGCTCAAATTATAAAGAAGCAAATGGTAGAACATATCGATTTGGTTTAGACAACGATAAACTAGTTCCATTTTTTAAGAATATAAAATTATATCAATTTGCTAGACACGAGTACACTGAGTATACTCTTGTTAACCCTATTATAGAATCTTGGGGCCATGACACAATGGATCAATCAGATGGCTCAGGCATAGCAGAAAATAAAATGACAATTAACTACGAATCTGTACTATATAGTAGAGGTGCTGTAGGAGAAGATAGTCCTGCAACATTTGCAACAGATCACTATGATGTTACACCAAGTCCATTAGGTGTAGGCGGTGGCGGAATAAGTAGTCTATTTGGAGGCGGTGGAGTATTGGACGGTGCATCAAGTGTACTTGGCGATATTACTAGCGGTAACTTTGGATTAGGCACAATCATTAAAGGTGTTAATACTGTTAAAAATGCAAAGAATTTAAGTAAAGATAGTCTTAAAGCAGAAGGACTTAGTATTTTAACAGGTGCTATTGTAAATGCAGGTAAAAAAGGACCTGGCGGATTACCAGGCATACTAGTACCTAAAACAAACGGTACCGGCGGAAGCGATACAAACACAACAGCAACAACAGATAGTAGTACTAATAATTCATCAGCATCAGCAGCTAAAGTAGCATCAGCACAAGCAGCAAATAATTTACCAGTAACAGTAGGAGACGGCGGATAATGTCACAAGGAAACTTACCACAACGAGGTTATAATTCAAGCGATGAACCAGTAAGAGAATTGTTTGATGCTTATTATCAACAAAAATTAGAATTTCCAAGTAATGACGTAGATGCTGTATTAGCATACTTTGATAAAAGAGGATTCGAAGATAGAGCTAGTGCTAGTATTGCGAGTACATTGTTACAACAAGCAAAGATAGACGGAGTACCTGTTTTTAAATTACTTGATACACTAAAAGGCCTAAACGAGTCACAACTTAGTGCATTAGTTGCAGAAATTTTAAACTATACTAGAGGCAAAACTAGTAGCTTAGGTTTTCAAGTACCATCAGAAACTAATATTGTAGAGTCTAGAAATATAGAAGTCTTTGAGGACTAAACATGCCTAAGTTCGCACAGGGCAAATTCAATGTAAAAAATCCTGACAAATATGTTGGAAACAAAATGCCAACATACAGATCAAGTTGGGAATTTGCTTTTATGAGATTTTGTGACGAACATACAAGTGTTGCACAGTGGGCAAGTGAAGCAATTAAAATTCCATACAGACATCCTTTTACAGGAAAGCATACAGTGTATGTACCAGACTTTTTTATAGTGTATGTTGATAAAAAAGGCAAACAAAAAGTTGAATTAATAGAAGTAAAGCCTGCTAGTCAATCCTTCCATGAAAGAGTAGGTAAATCAAAACAAAATCAATCAGCTTGGGTAGTTAATCAAGCTAAATGGTCAGCAGCTAGTGCATGGTGTAAACAAAAAGGAATCTTTTTTAGGATTGTAACCGAAGATGATATTTTCCACCAAGGCAAAAGAAGATAAATAATACTAGTAGTTAATAGGGAATACTATGACTAAGAAATTAGAAGAAATGCTAGATTTACCAGAATCTAAAGAAATTATAAAAGAGGCAAAAGCTAAGCCAGAGCCTATAGTGCAACATAAAGAATCGTTGCGAGATATTGCAGAGTTTGACAAAATAAGTTCTGCATTACCAGCCGTTAAAGGCTTAGGCCAAATGGCAGATACTGAGCTTAATGATATTGCTGATCGTGCATTAACAGCATACGAAGATCTAATGGATCTAGGAATGAATGTCGAAGCAAGATATTCAGGTCGTGTATTTGAAGTTGCAGGCGGTATGTTAAAAACAGGCCTAGATGCTAAAGTTGCTAAGTTAGATAAAAAACTAAAAATGATTGACTTACAACTTAAAAAAGAGAAAATGGACAAGGATGGAGGCATCGGAGACGGCGATATGGTCAACGGTGAAGGCTATGTTGTAACAGATCGCAACAGTCTTTTAGAGAAGTTAAAAAACGTCCAATCAGATAAATAATATATATAGGAATTAATACAATGACGTTTGAAAAATTTTTAACAGAAGCAAAGAAGGTATATCCTTTTAAAATTGGTATAGCAGGTGTGCTTCCAGAAAAATGTGAAGACATGTTAAAAACATGTTTAGAAAAGTATGGAGTTAATAATATAACTTCAGGCAAGAAAACACCAATTCAAGAACGTCCATTAGATTTTCCACAATTACAAAATATGGAAGTAACATATTTTGAAACAGAACTTAATTATCCTACAACATCACAAGTACTACAAGAGTACTTAGGTCAGTGTTGCGGTATTGATCAATCTTACATTGTTGTTAGAAACCCAATGGAGCCACAAGAGCAATACCAAGAAGAAACACAAGACGGTGAATATGTTGCAAAACTAACTACACCAGAACTAGAAAGTATTGACGGTCAAGGCGAAGTTGCAGGCAACAGAGTAATGGATTTATTAAAAGAATTAGAAACAGCTCGTAAAGAGCGTGGGTTCGACACTGTCGACGGACCAGTTGGTGAATCAAGTGATATCGACGATAGTGAAAACACAAAAAGCGCAATAGGGAGCTAAATTATGAATATGAAAGATATGATTCAGCGTATGACTGATATCGAAGCGAACAAACAACAATTAAACGAAGCTGAGATGCCACCAATGGGTGCAGCACCAGCTATGGATCAAGGCAATCCAGTAACAGTAAGTGTGTCAATGAATGCAAGTGGTAAAGAGCATGTAGCAGATTTACTAGACATGATGAAGAACGCAGGATTAGGCGGAGCAGAACCAGTAACAGCTAAAACACTTTCGCCACGTTTAGATATGGAACGTTTAGCAGGTATTGTAGATGATCCAGAGATTCCAGGTAAAGACGAAGTACCAGGTGACGAAGATACAACAGATAGTAGTTGTAATGATGACATTGATACAGATGTTGAAGATGTAGATATGGACGAATGGGCAAACTCACCAGAAGGTTCAGAAGGCGATCCAGAACATAGAGATCACCACTATATGACTAAAGATTTAAGTGGCGGAATTAATCGTAAAAAGAAACAATTCAAAGCTGCACAGCCAGGCGATAATGCAATGGCAATGGAAGGTATTAAAGAGCATCTTTATAACTTACTAGCTGAAAAGAAAGGCAAGCCAGACTTTTTAGATCTAGATAAAGACGGCGACAAGAAAGAGCCAATGAAAAAAGCTGCTAAAGACGCAGGCAAAGGCAAAGGTAGCAAACCTAAAAAAGGTCAAGTACCTCCACAGTTCCAAAAAGAAGCAATGGAAGAGAAAAAAGAGAAGTGTCCAGAATGCGGCAAAAAAGGTAAAGTTAAATTGATGGCTTGTGCCAGCTGCGGCTGTAAATAAGTAATAAAAAGACTACTAGCTCTCACAACTCAAATAGCACCTCCGGGTGCTATTTTTTTCACTAAATATTAATATGGCACAATCACTCGATGGCGTCTTAATCAAAAAGGCGAATAGACAAGAAAAATTTACAGAAGCGCAAATGGAGGATTTGCTAAAATGTATGGATCCTGATGAAGGGTACTTGCACTTTGCAAAACACTTTGCTTTTATACAACATCCTGTAAGGGGTAAGTTGTTGTTTGATCCTTACGAGTATCAGTTAAGACTGATGCACAGTTATCATAACTATCGTTTTAATATTAATATGATGCCAAGACAAACAGGTAAAACTACATGTGCTAGTATATACCTAGCATGGTATGCAATGTTTAAACCGGATCAAACTATTCTTGTTGCAGCACACAAGTACACAGGCGCCCAAGAGATTATGTCACGTATAAGATTTGTTTACGAAACTTGTCCTGATCATATTAGAGCAGGAGTTGTAAGTTATAATAAACAATCGATTGAGTTTGAAAACGGTTCTCGTATTGTAGCACAAACTACAACAGGCAATACAGGACGTGGTATGTCCATATCATTACTATACTGTGACGAGTTTGCATTTGTGCAACCTAACATCGCAGAAGAGTTTTGGACATCAATATCTCCTACACTAGCAACAGGTGGTCGTGCTATTATTACTAGTACGCCTAATAGTGATGAAGATACATTTGCTACTATTTGGAAACAAGCAGAAGAGAAGTTTGACGCACACGGCAATGAAACAAAACTAGGGTCAAATGGCTTTCATAGTTTTGTTGCACAATGGGAAGAACATCCTGATCGTGATGATGAATGGAAGGTAGCAGAAATAGGTCGCATTGGAGAAGAGAAATTTAGGCGTGAATACGGCTGTGAATTCTTAGTATTTGATGAAACACTTATTAACTCAATTAAACTTGCGGCCATGGAAGGCAAAGCGCCTACACTTAACATGGGGCAAACTAGGTGGTATAAGAAACCATCAAGTCAGTACACTTATGCTGTAGCATTAGATCCATCAATGGGTACTGGCGGAGATCATGCCGCTATACAAGTATTTGAATTACCTAGTTATGAACAAGTAGCTGAATGGCAACATAACCAAACAGCAATACCTGGACAAATACGTGTGTTAGCAGATATTTGTAGATACTTAGAACAAGAAACTAAGAATTCAAACGGCATATACTGGAGTGTAGAAAATAATGGCATCGGCGAAGCAGCACTAATCGTTATAAACGATTTCGGGGAAGAGAATATACCAGGCCTATTTGTGTCTGAACCAATTCGAAAAGGACATGTGCGAAAGTTCCGTAAAGGCTTTAATACTACACACGGTACAAAGATTACAGCCTGTAGTCGACTAAAGACTATGATTGAAAACGATAAAATGATTGTACGTAGCAAACCCTTATTATCAGAACTAAAGGGGTTTGTTGCTACAGGCTCTAGTTATCAAGCAAAGTCAGGAATGACAGATGACTTAGTAAGTGCAACACTACTTGCTATTAGAATGATGACAGTACTCAAAGATTGGGATCCTAGGATCTACAATTCCTTTAACCAAGCAGAAGATGATGGCGATTATGAACCACCAATGCCAATCTTCGTTAGTAGCAACTATTGATAAATACATTATGCAGAATATAGAAATTATAGCAGACGAATTGTTTTCAAAAATCAGAGGTAGATTCCCTGGTGTTACAATTGGCGACCAAGAAGGCAATGTAACAAGTGAGCCTAAACAAGCAAGGTTCTTTGAATTTCCTTTTAGGGAAGCAGAAGCAGACGTTGGCAAAGTTAGTATATCATTATCGGATGAAGATGGTGTAGTAGTAATGCACAATAAAGACGTTGCAGAAAATAACGTTAGTAAAAGTACATGGTACGATTTCTTAAAAGAATTAAGGCAGTTTAGTAAAAAACGTTTATTAAACTTTACAACTAGAGACATAACAAAGTCTAACTTAGAAAAAAGAGACTATAAATATCTTGCACAGCGATCCGGAGATAGCAACATGACAGAATCAAAATTATATGGCACATCTAAAATAAGTTACCAAGATGTTGGAGAAGCCAGACTAATTATCAAGCACAATGAAAGCATTGATCAAACTTCACCTACAGGGCGTAATAGAAGTATTGGTAAAATATATATAGAATCAGCACAAGGTGAACGTTTTATGTATCCGTTCAAACACCTAGGCGGTGCAAGAGCAATGGCAAGACACGTTGCTGAAGGCGGCAATGCATATGATGAATTTGGTAAACATATTACAAGTTTAAGTGAAGAATTAGCAAAACTTAGAAAGTTCAAAAATTACATGGGTCGCTCTAGTGTAATGGCAGAAAGTCTAAGTGAGTATATGGACGTTGTTAAAGACCGTGTTGCGTCAGTTAAGAAAACAATTGAATCATTGCAAAAGCCAAAGTTTTATGCAGAAGCATTTGAAGCATTTGCTCCGGTTGTAATGGAAGATGTACCAGCAGACGTTGCTGAAAATTGGATTGACCAATTAACTATTAGACAGTTTAATGAAGAACTGTCAGATGTATTTCCATACATTTACAAACTAGTAAGTGAAGCAAGTAAAGCAGAGGATATTAATCCAGACGATTTAAACGAATTCCTTCCAGCTGTTGCTGGAATAGCAGGTAGAGCTGTTGCTGGCGCTGCTGTTGATAAACTTACCGCAAATAAAAAGAATAAAAAAAGTAAAATTAAAGACAAACATTTAAGCAAAGAAGAAATGGAAATTGAATCAGCGTTTGAAGAAATGATGGGCCAGTTTGCTGAAGGTGAAATGAAGTGGAAGCAAACTAGTATGTCACCAGAAGAAGCTGTAGCAAAGTACGGCAAAGAACACGTAAAAGTTAAAAAAGGCGGACTACGCAACGGTGACGATATGGTATCAGTACATGTTGCAGATGAAAGTTTTGACCCGCAGTCAGAGCCAAGTGACCGAGATTTAGCTGTAGAAGAAATGATGGATGCATACGAAAAAGGTGGCGAAAAAGCTCTAGCAGCTTATATGCATATTAGCGAAGAAGAACTTGATCAAGATATTAACGAATGGTGTGCAGAACACGGCAAGCATCCAGACGATGATAGAGATGAAGCAATTGAAGGTGTTGTTGAAGAGTTAGCTGATATGACAGAGTTTGACTCTCCTGCTGATTTTGCAGCTGATGTTGCAGCTGATAACGCAGCAGAAGGCAATGCATACGCACACGCTGTAAAGAAAGCCAAAATGAATGGCAAGAAAAAAGGCGACAAAGTAGACGGTCCAGACGGTGATGAGATTACACTTGAAAAGGACGAAAAGACCCCATTAGGCGAGTTCATACTAAGTTACTTTGATAGAGAAAACGGATCATTTCCAAAGGGCGAAACAGCCGTACTAACTATGATCGAAAAAGACTACGGTGAAGAGTATATTACTCCAGCTAAACAGTTTATTGAAAGAATTAACCAAACATTTGAAGAGTACCAAATGCGTGAGCAACCACAGCAAATGGAAAATCCAGAGTTTGAAAGAATACGTGAGTTAGCTGGTTTAAGATAATTAGCTAACCGCTTATAAGTTTTTATGTATTTTCTTTAAAAAAACACTTGACTTTGTTTGTAAAACAGTATATAATAAAGACTGTGCTACAAACTAATAGGCACAAAACGTAGCAATGTAGCTACAACGCAAAACATAGGCACTTATAGGAGGCATTAACTATGGCATCATTAGCAGAAATCCGAGCAAAGCTCAAAGAACAAGAAACCCGCTCATCGGGCGGTGGACAAAACCAAGGTCCAAACCCAATTTACCCATTTTGGAATATGAAAGAAGGCGAGAGTTCAACTCTACGTTTCCTTCCAGACGGTAACGCAGATAACACTTTTTTCTGGGCAGAACGTTTGATGATCAAACTTCCGTTCGCAGGTGTTAAAGGCGAAACTGATAGTCGTCCAGTACAAGTACAAATTCCTTGTATGGAAATGTATGGTGAAACATGTAACATCTTAAATGAAGTACGTGGTTGGTTTAAAGATTCAAGTCTAGAAGACATGGGTCGTAAGTATTGGAAAAAGCGTTCATACGTATTCCAAGGCTTTGTAACTGATAATCCAATTGCAGACGATCAGTCACCTGAGAACCCAATACGTAGGTTCATTATTGGTCCACAAATTTTCCAGATTATTAAGCAGGCGCTTATGGATCCAGATATGGAAGAATTGCCGACTGATTACACAGCAGGTGTAGACTTCCGTCTTAACAAAACATCTAAAGGTGGGTATGCAGACTACTCAACATCATCCTGGGCACGTAGAGAGCGTCCATTAGATGATAGCGAAATGAATGCTGTTAATACGCACAGTTTGTTTAACTTATCAGACTTCTTACCCAAGAAGCCAGATGAAACGGCTGTAAAAGTGATGCAAGAAATGTTTGAAGCATCAGTAGATGGTGAAGCATATGACGCAGAACGTTGGAGTAATTACTTCCGTCCTGCAGGTATGCAAGCACGTACAGGTGATCCACAAGTAGCTGCAAGTGCAAACGCAACAGCAACTTCACGTTCATCAGCACCTGCAACACCTGCTCCTGTAGCAGAAGCAGCGCCAGCACCAGTGGCTGAACCAGTAGCTCCAGCAGCTGAAGCGGCTCCTGCACCCGAAGGTAATGCAAGTGACATTCTAGCAATGATTAGAAGTCGTCAACAGTAATAATAACATTATAGCTTCTACTAACTAACCCGGTAACAGAGATTCAAGGTTTACCTGTCAACGTTCCAAACGTTAGTAGAAGCAACTTTTTATACAGGAGAAGAAATGGCTAAATCATTCGATGTAAGTAAATTTAGGAAAGACTTAACAAAGTCAATCCAAGGTATGAGCTCAGGTTTTAATGATCCTACAGATTGGATTAGTACTGGTTCGTACGCACTAAACTATCTTATTAGTGGAGACTTTGACAAAGGTGTACCACTAGGAAAGGTAACAGTGTTTGCAGGAGAGTCTGGCGCAGGCAAAAGTTATTTTGCGGCAGGTAATATTGTAAGACACGCACAAGAACAAGGCATTTATGTAGTCTTAATTGATACAGAAAATGCACTTGATCAAGCATGGCTAGAAGCACTAGGAGTCGACTGTGACGAATCGAAGCTTCTAAAATTAAGTATGAGTATGATCGATGACGTTGCTAAAACTATTAGTACGTTTATGATTGATTACAAAGCAATGGATGAGGAAGATCGTCCTAAAGTATTATTTGTAATTGACTCACTTGGCATGCTATTAACACCAACTGATGTTGATCAGTTTAACAAGGGTGACATGAAAGGTGATATGGGTCGTAAGCCTAAAGCACTAACTTCATTAGTCCGTAATACTGTTAACATGATTGGTGCCCACAACGTAGGCTTAGTTTGTACTAATCACACTTATGCGTCACAGGATATGTTTGATCCAGACGATAAAATAAGTGGTGGACAGGGCTTTATATACGCTTCTAGTATTGTTGTAGCAATGAAGAAGATGAAGCTCAAAGAAGATGCAGACGGTAATAAGATCAGTCAAGTCATGGGTATCCGTGCTGGCTGTAAGGTAATGAAAACACGTTACGCAAAACCGTTTGAAGGTGTACAGGTTAAGATTCCATACGAAACTGGCATGAACCCATACAGTGGTATTGTTGAACTTTTCGAAGCAAAAGGTGTTATTGAAAAGCAAGGCAACAGATTGAAATATATCACTTCTGATGGCACTGAAATGTTAGAGTACCGCAAGGCTTGGACAGGTGAGAAGCTAGACATTGTTATGGCTGATTATGTGATAAAAGAGCAATCCGTGGTAAATACCTCTGAAGCAGAACTAGAACTAGAAGAAACACTAGAAGAAACTGTTACAGAGGAGTAATTATGGATCAGGCGGTAGACGTTTGGAATTTGTTCAAAGAGTATGTGGACAAGAAACAAGTTGAATTAGTTGCTGAGAAGTTTGTTGATTTATTAGCTGATCACGGAGTCGATGATCAGCAAATGAAAGAACTTCTGGGCAATGATAATCACCTAGATGAAGCAATATCTTATTATCTAGATGAAGACAACGAAGAAACATACGATGACGAAGACAACGAGTGGAGTGAGTAATGGGTTGGTATAGTGAAGTAAGTCGTGACGTAGGTAAAATACCTGCTGCTGTTGCGTTTTTTGAAAACGAACTTCTTGATGCAAAGAAAGAAGTTAAGTTGGTAGGTAACGTAGAACGGGCTGCTGCATCTATGCCAGGCATTGTAGAGCATCGCTTTAATCAACTACAAGAGATTGAAGCGGTGCTACACTACTTAAATATTGAGTTACGCAGGTTGCGTAGCTCATACTTTAAGAAATATTTAGAAAATTATCAACGAGCTTTGTCAAGCCGTGACGTTGAAAAATACGTAGACGGTGAGGCAGACGTTGTTGACTACGAAAAGATTATTAATGAATTTGCATTGTTACGTAATAAATGGTTAGGTGTACTTAAAGCACTTGATCAAAAGCAATGGCAAATTACAAACGTTGTTAAACTTAGAGTTGCTGGGATGGAAGATGCCTGCCTTTAAAAAAGATGATGACAAATTAATTTACGAATTTATTAAAGACACAGCACCTAAAGACATGTTTATGTTAGACGTAGGTGCAAGAACAGGCAAATGGTGTAAGACGTTTGTTACTGAATTTCCGGAAGCAACATTTCATTGTTTTGAGGCTTTACCAGAACAATACGAAAAATGCAAAAATAGATTTAGAAAAAACAATAATGTTACAATACATAATTTTGTTATCAGCAATAACTGTAATGAAACAACTTTCTATAAAGACAAGGACAGACTAGGCTGGAGTGGGCTACAAAAACACTCCTATATGGAGAACTTTGAAGAGTTAACATTACCTAGTAAAACATTAGATAGTTTCCAATTAACACCTTACTTTGTTAAATTAGATGTAGAAGGCGCAGAGCTACTAGCACTACAAGGCGCATCATTTACATTAAAAACAGCAAAAGTAATTTACTTTGAATGCAACGAAATACATACAAAAGAGTATAACTATACTAATGATCAACTGTATAATCAATTACGTAACTACGGTTTTACAGTACATGACAAACATCTAAATGAACTAACATTAGATGAATTTGTGTATCGTACAGCTGATGCTAGGCGTTACGAAAACCCAAAGGGGTATGAATCTAATTTTGTAGCAGTTAAGAATGTATGATCTTAAACATAGATGGAATCTGAGAACAAAACAAGTTGCAGATTTAATCTTGCCCAACAGCACAATATTAGACATAGGATGTGCTGACAAAGATTTTTTAAATTTTTACAAAGCTAAAGATTATCTAGGTATAGATAAAACTGACAAAGCTGATATACAATTAGATCTTGATCAAGACATTTATGTACCTTACAAAAACTATGATTATTGTTTGATACTGGGAGTTTTAGAGTACTTAGATTATCCTGATAAAATTGTTAATTTTTACAAAAAGTATGCAGACACTACAATAATTTTATTCTCAAATAAGAAGTCAAAAAAAGCTCTCTGGAAAAACTTTTTTTCAAAAGAACAAAAAATAGAATTAATAAAAACTCATTTTACTGAATATGAAGTAATAGAAAGTCCTGGATTCGTAATCTTTAAATGCAATAAACTACGTACATAAATATCTATATGGAACGTATTGTATTAGTCACAGGTGGATTTGACCCACTACACTCGGGGCACATAGCCTACTTTAAAGCAGCAAAAAAACTCGGTACTAAACTAATTGTTGGTATTAATTCAGACGAATGGCTTGCTAGAAAAAAGGGTAAACACTTTATGCCCTTCCATGAAAGATGTTCTATTGTAGAAGAACTATCTGTTGTTGATCAAGTTATAGGATTCAACGATGACGATGATAGTGCATGTAATGCAATTTTTCAAGCACTTAGTACACATGGAAATATCAAATTAATCTTTGCTAACGGCGGAGATAGAACCAACACAACAACACCCGAATATGCTACATATGGTGATATGCCTAATGTAGAATTTGTATTTGGCGTTGGTGGAGAAGATAAAAAGAACAGTTCATCTTGGATACTAGAAGAATGGAAGGCTCCTAAGACTGTAAGAGAATGGGGCTGGTATAGAGTACTTGATGATCAACCTGAACAAGGATACAAAGTAAAAGAACTTGTAATACTACCAGGCAAGCGTCTAAGCGATCAAAGACACAAGTACAGATCAGAGATGTGGTATGTAACACAAGGTCAAGTAAGCATGGCTATTCAAATAGAAGAGAGTGGCGAACCGCAACAAGGATTTGAATTACCTGCACTAACTAATGGTTATAATATTGGATCAAATATATGGCACAAAGCCATGAATAATCAAGATGTTCCTGCACACGTAATAGAAGTACAATATGGCGAAAAGTGTATTGAAGAAGATATAGAAAGAAGAGATTAATGAAAGTATTCATAGGCTACGACCCAAGAGAAGATATGGCTTACCAAGTGTGTAAGCATAGCATATTGAAGCATCAACCTAATGCAGATGTACGTCCACTAGTACAAAAAGAATTAAGACAAGCAGGATGGTACAAGCGTCCTGAAGATAAACTTGCAAGTACAGAGTTTACGTTTACACGTTTCTTAATACCAGAGCTTACTAACTTCAGAGGCTGGGCTGTGTTTATGGACTGTGATATGATTCTTACAACAGACATTGCTGAACTGTTTGCACAAGCAGATGACAAGTATGCTGTAATGTGTGTACAACATGATTACACACCTAAAGAAGGTATTAAGATGGATGGACAAAAGCAAACTATCTATCCACGCAAGAATTGGTCAAGTGTTGTGTTATGGAACTGTGGCCACCCTAGTAATAGAGTCGTTGACCAAGATATGGTAAACGAAAAAGAACTTAATGGCGCATACTTTCATAGATTTAGTTGGTTACTAGATGACGAAATAGGCGAACTAGATCATACATGGAATTACTTAGTAGGTGTGTATGATGATATTGAAACCCCAAATTTAATTCATTATACTGAAGGCGGTCCTTGGTTTGAAAACTATAGGGACTGTGAATTTAATGAATTATGGAAACAAGAACTTTATGATATGTTTAAGTAAAAATCTTACTGACGAATATATAAACATGTATGCTAAAGGTGCAAACTTGCCTATACATAATTATGACTTTGAACATGAAAATAAAAAAGCACCAATACTAATACGTAGCCTAGCAAAACGTAAACTCATATGGAAATGTTTAGAAAATAAAAGAGACTTTTATTATATGGACAGCGGCTATGTAGGAAATTATAAAGGTCCAGTAAATCCAATGGGATGGAAACTATATCATCGCATAGTTAAAAACGATCTACAACATAACGAAATAATTGAACGTCCTAGTGATAGATGGGAACAACTAGGAATAAAAATTGAGAAACGAAAGAAGCACGGCGAAAATATTTTACTTGTTATGCCTAGTGAGAAGCCTTGCAAGTATTACGGTATAGACGCAGAAAAATGGAAACAAGAAACAATAGAACAAATTAAGATGCATACAGATCGTCCTATTGTTGTTAGAGAAAAACAACCAAGACATGTACGTTTGCAAAATACAATATATCAAGAATTAGATAATGCATATGCATTAGTAACTTATCAGAGTATAGCGGCTGTAGAAAGTGTGTTGTATGGTGTACCAGCTTTTACACTTGCACCAACAGCTGCTGATCCGGTTGCTAATAAGTATCTATACAATCTAGAAAAACCCGAGCGGTACGACAAAGACTATATCTATAGTTGGGCATGCCACCTAGCATATGGACAGTTTCATATTAATGAAATGAAAAACGGAACAGCTCATAAATTTATAATGGAGGAACTTTATGGCAGTTAAGTACGTAGTAGTTCATAGAACTGATAAAAATAATATCGGTGATATGTCAAGTAATCCCTTGCAGTATTATCTACCAGCAAGTGATTATCAAGTAGTAGATGTATTAGATATCGGAGCATCAAATTATCCTAGCGATGTGCCTTTAATTGCAGGAGGCGGTGGCTTAATAGGAAATCAATTTTTAGGAAATGATTTACAATATGCTCTTAACAACAGTGACCAAAACGCATTGATGACATTGTGGAAAGAGTCGTGGTCAGTAGTAAATCATAATAACATAGATGCACGTGATGAATTTTTACGTAAACTACAACCGCTGATAAAAGAATACATAGATAAAATAGACAACACTACAGCACCACGTATTGTATGGGGTGCTGGACACAACGAAGATACTAACAAAAGAGTGAAGCGACCTCAATGGCCAGATTGGTTAACTAATTTTGATCTAATAGGCGTAAGAGATTACGGACAGCCTTTTGAATGGGTGCCATGTGCAAGTTGTTTAGACACAGCATTTGATAAAAATTATAGAATTAAAAATGATATAATTTGGTACGAACACAAAAAGCAATTAATAAAATCTACACATTTTGGAAGTAAACCTATTCCTAGATATATTAATAGTGGTGCTAATATGGAGCAGACTATTGAATTATTAGGTAGTGCAAATACTATTATTACTAACAGTTACCACGGTGCATACTGGGGTACGTTACTAGGTAAAAAAGTTATTGTAGCAGGTCCTTGGAGTAGTAAATTCCATACACTCAAGCATAGAGTAACATTTATTAATCCTCAAGATAATTATGAATACTTGTTAGACGGTATAGAAACTCATCCTGAAGCATTACAAGAATGTAGAGATGCAAATAATAATCATTGGCAAAAGATACAACAATTATGAAAACTGTAGTAGGATATGCATCAGGGATACCAAACCCACATAAAAATAAACATAAAGTTGATATTTTAAAACGTTACATTGACGGCGTACAAAAGCACGGCGACAAAGGCATTTTACATTATGGTAATAACATTATTGACAGTGATGTAAATTTAATTCAAGGCTGGGTTCATGCAGGTTCTGCAGCTAGTCCGCACTTAGTAGTGAGAAGACGTGCCCATGAGATTAATGTTAGTAAAGGTAAACATTCGTTTATTGCTGACAGTAATCTTTTTAATTATGCTGTAGGCAAAATGCATAATATGCAATATTTAAGATATAGTATGGACGGAGTATTTCCTACAACAGGAAATTATTTTAGTGATACTGTCAATCCAAAAAGGTGGAAACAAATACAAAAACATCTTGGCATTACAATGAAAGATTGGCGCCCACAAGGTGTACATGTATTAATATGCACACAACGTAATGGTGGCTGGAGCATGGGCGGACTTGATGTTGTACATTGGTTAAAGAAAACAATTAAAGAAGTTAGAAAGCATACTGACAGGCCAATTATAGTACGTGGACATCCAGGCGACAAGCATGCACCTAAATATCTTAAAAACAAAGATTGGCAAGTAAGTACGTCACCATCTATTATTGATGATCTAAGAAATGCACATTGTTCTATTACGTATAATAGTAGTCCTAGTGTTGCAAGTGCTATAGAAGGTATTCCAACATTTGTTACAGATCCTAATCCGCAAATAAGTCAAGCACATGCTGTTGCTAATACTGACCTTTCGTTAATTGAAACTCCACTAATGCTTGAAAGAACAGAATGGGTGCAAAAGTTAGCAATGTGTCATTGGAACTTTGACGAATTAAGCTCAGGCGAAGCATGGGCTCACATGAGAGATTACGTATGATAAAAATGATAGGCTTTCCGCCTCCAGCCTCTAAACCTTATTTCCATTGGGCAAAAGGTATGGAAAAAGTAGGCGACCAATATATAGTAAGTGATGACTTAGATAGTAACATTGTACGTGATGCTGATGCTTACTATCAAACTAATGAACTAAAGCCTAAGTTTTTACATGGCGGCAGAGCCGAATGGCATGGCAAGTATTTGTTACATATTCAACAAGCAAACAAGCCATATATTGTTAGTGAAAGCGAACCCTTTCGCGAATGTCCAGGATGGTTAAGATTTGGATGGAATAGTTATAGATGGTCCGATGCCAATTGGAATAATGAAAATGTAGGTCCTGAACGCTGGGATCGTTTTGAAAGTATGACTGGCATTAAATTTAAGGACTGGCACAGTCCAGGAGACCATATTCTTATTATGGGCCAAAAAGAAGGCGACAGTAGTTTAGTAAATGTGTACAAAGCAGGCTATGCTAGTATATACGACTACATTGCAGACCAATGTAAAATAATTAGGCAATACACAGATCGTCCTATTGTTATACGTCCACATCCTCGAAACTTAGACAGAGGCGCAAAAATAGTAACACGCTTGTTAAAAGAATTAAAACTTACTAATATATCAATGAGTAAAAATCTTACACGAGGCGGATCACAAGGCGGCGAAGGATTAGATAAAGATTTAAAAAATGCATATTGTGTAGTTACATATAATAGTTTAAGTGGTGTAGAAGCTGTAGTAAGAGGCATACCAGTGTTTGCACTAGACGGTGGAAGCATGGCATATCCAGTAGCACATACAGATCTTTCAAAGATTGAAAACTTAAACTATGATATTGATTTACAAGAATGGAAAAATAAAATTGCTTACTCTATGTGGAATAAGCAAGATGTGCAAACTGGCGAATGTTGGTCACATTTAAAACAAGTATATTTTAAGGATTAAAAATGTTAAGAAAAGTTTTTACTACACTAACTAAACGGTGTGATAAATTTGAACACTACTTTCCGTTGTATGAAAAACACTTTGAAAAGTATATAGGTAAAAGCCCTCGCATACTTGAAATAGGTGTACGCGGAGGAGGTAGTTTACAAATGTGGCAAAAGTATTTTGGCGAAGGCACATACGTACATGGAGTAGACATAGATAAGAAATGTCAAGCACATGAAGATCCTGATAACAATATACATGTAACTATTGGTGACGGAACTGATCCTGTATTTTGGGAAAGAGAATTTAAACAAAAAAATATTAGAGATTTTGATATTATTATTGATGACGGTAGTCACGAAAGTCCAGATCAAATTGTAACTTTAAAACTTACATACCAATTACTAAAACATGTAGGTATATATTGGTGCGAAGATACACATACTAGTTACTATCCAAATAGACCCGATGGCGGCTATGGTAATCCAAAAAGTTTTACAAGTTATGTTAAGAATGTAGTAGACGTACTAAGTCATCATCATACTAGTCACGCAATTGGATTCGGACCATTTGACGGTCCGCATGTTCCTAAAAAGTTAGTAAAACCATTTGATGAAATACAAGGCGTTTCGTTTTACGATAGTGTTATTGTAATTGATAAAGGACCCAGACTACATTTTAAACGGATAGTAAAGAAATGAATTCATGGGATGTCTTTGATACATTAATTGCTAGACTACATTACCATCCTACTTCTATTTTTGACGAAGTTGGCAAACGTATTGGTGATGCTAGTTTTAAGGACAGACGTATTGCAGCATGGAAGCAAGTTAAAAAAACTTGTGTAGATAAAACCTATAATGACATATACGACATCCTTGTAGACGATGATCCACAGGTAGAGCTTGACGTAGAGTTTGAACATAACTTTCCTATACATGAAAATTTAATGAAGGTTAAAGACGGAGATCTATTGATAAGTGACATGTACTTGCCAGCAGAGTTTATCATGAAAATGTTACGCAATGCTGGATTAACAGTAGATGTTAAGATAGTTGTTACAGCAGACGGAAAGAAAAAAGGCTGGGTATGGGAATCAATTAACGAGAACTATGTTATAGATAATCATTACGGCGACAATGAAAAAAGTGATGTTGCATCTGCTAAGAAGCATGGCATTAATGGTGTACTGTATACTGGATACAAACTTAATAATATTGAAAACTTTGTTTACAAATATGACAGACATTTAGCATTATGGATGCGTTGTACAAGATTGCTATGCCCATTTAATGACGACACACATATTAAGTTTTGGAATGATCAAGCTAATATTAACATGCCTGTACTAGCACTAGCAACATTAGAATTACCAGATACTCCAATAGCATTTACATATAGAGATTGTTATAACTGGCAAAAAATTTATGAAACAATGACTGGCAAGACAGGATATAGATTAGACGTATCACGTAAAATGTATCTTGATCCTAATGAACATTTTAAAAAGTACATGTCTTTTGTAAAGGAAAACAATGCTACTATTGTAGACTTACAAGGTAAAGGACGTAGTATACAAAGTTTCTATAACGGCAATCCGCCTAGTACATTATACATAGGAGGTAGACCTCCACCATACGTAAAACGATTAGTTGACTATCAAACTAAAAGTATGGAGAAACATAATTGTTTTGAAGAAGGTCCGATTATAGAGTATAATGAACATGGTCCTGTTAGGGGAGTAAATGATCATCCTCAAGATGTAGCAGATATACATAAAAAAGCAGGACAAGCTGCTGTTAGATATATTAAAAATTTTACATTTAAAAATAATCTATCGTTGCTAACCGAACTAGTAAAATTATACGATACAAAAAACTTTACCAATAAAAATGTTAAATGGGCAAAATACAATAATGGATAACATTACTAGACATAGAATCGATAGAAACTTTTGGAATGACGAAAGGGAATGTTATCGACGACTAGCCGACTGTACACATGTTCCTAATCTTGTTGCTTCTAATACATCAGACTTAACTATAACAACCGAGTATGCCGGTGTAAGTTTATTCATACTTACAGCGGTTCAAAAAAAGACAAACATTAAAATTAATAAGCCAGTAAGTCAAATAGTAAAATTTATTGATGCTTGTAAAGAACAAAACATTGTGCATTTAGATTGTCATCCTGGTAATGTATTATTACTAAACGGTAAACTTTCAATAATAGATTTTGAAAAAGTTGCAATAGATGGTAAAACACGCAATACTAAAATGAACAAAAAATATAATAAGTTTATGGCCAAGGGAGGCTGGGACTGGATACTAAATAGATATACAAAGTACTTTGAAAACTTCGATAACTATATTTGGTTCAACGAAGAAATATTACAAAAAGGAATTAGAAAATATGGCCAAGCACTATAGTAAGTTTACAAACAATTATACAAAAATTTATTACAAAAATAAACTTATATCAGATGGCTCACGTGATCCACTTGAAAGAATAAATGCTATGCCTATAGACTTTAGAGATAAAACTTTGTTAGACTTAGGATGTAATTGCGGCGGAACAATGTTTGCTGTTGCAGATAAGATTAAACAAGGATGGGGCTGTGATATTAATCCTGATGCAATTAGTTTTGCAAACAACTTAGCATTAGAAAATAATATTGATAATGTTTCTTTTGGTGTTGCTGATCTTAACAACTGGCAGGATGCTAACCTTCCTAAAACAGATATACTATTTGCTCTAGCAATTGCAAAATGGGTTCCTACTTGGAAAGAAATAATTACACATCTTGATCCTAAAGTATGTGTGTTTGAAGCACACGGCAAAGGAAGTATGGTACCTGACCAAGTTGCTTGGTTAACAAATCATTTTAAGAATGTAGAAGTAATACTTGATGGTTACGAAGCAGGCAAACGCAGACTTTATCTTTGTGTCCAGTAACTTTCTTTTCTATTAACCATTATATCTGAACGTTTACTTTTACCAGCAGTCTTACGATCACCTTTCATATGATCCATCCACTTACCTAGTTCAGTATTAATTAACGGATGTCCGCCACCACCTGACTTTGCTTCACGCAAATACATTTGGGCACTGTAGTCATGACTAGGAAACTCTTTATACTTGTTAAGTATTTCTCCAAAGATGTAACTGTCATGCCATTCTGCTAATTTAAACATTCCATTTTCAGCATCTTCATACATTGCTTCAAAGTCTTTAAGGAATTCGTGTGCAACTGGATGATTAAGATTAAGACCGTAAAAGCCGCACTCGGGCCATGTCTGTGATCCTTTACCTCTGCCTACATATGTAATGTAGTCGTGTTGAGGTAGTAAGTTATTAAATTCTTTGTGCTTCCACGGACTATGAATAAATGTATCAGCGTCCATCCACACTACCCAATCCTTACCATATTGGCATGCATCAAATACAGCATACACTTTATTAGCAAAGCGTATGGCGTCCCATTTAAATTCTTTTTGCCAATCTTTACGCCCGTGTCTTGCAGGATGATTTGCAATATTACCATTAGCATGCGGAACATCTTTCCAACGCTCTTTAAATGCATTTAGTTTAGGTAATGTTTCCTTTGCATCTAATATTGTAATTTGATCCGTGTTAGGATTCCTTGGACTACAGTCTTCTGCATACACAACTAATTTAACTTTGCTTTCAACGTTTTCTGCAAAGCTATCTATAAATCGTTGTCCGTATAAACTAAGTCCGGGTTGATGAAATGTGGTTACCACAGTTATTGATGACATGGTGTTCCTCTTGTTAAATATGTATATGGAAGTATTTAACCAATGATTTTCTGCCTGTATACTGATCATGGCGCACTAAACAGTCAACCTGTTTTTCATGCATTTGCAAAGAGTGCTGTTGATGCCGGGCATACTGTAATTTACAATGAGCCATATAGAGTCGGCGACCATTATAGTAATTATGATATTGCTGTTATATGGAGTGTACTATGGCATGGCAGAATGGTAAAGAATAAAACAGTATGGGAACAAAATCGTTTACATAATAGACCAGTAATTGTTTTAGAAGTAGGCGCACTTAATAGAGGCACTATGTGGAAGGTAGGACTTAACGGCATCAATAGAGATGCATACTTTGCACCAAAGAACAACAATGACGAACGTGCTAAAATGTTAGGGTTAAAAATGCAACCATGGACACACAATGAAGACGGGCACATTGTAATTTGTTTGCAACATAACAAAAGTCAGCAGTGGGCAAATATGCCTCCACAAGACAAGTGGTTGGATAAGACACTATCGACTATACGAAAACGTACTGATAGAACTATAATAATTAGACCGCACCCACGTTGCCCAATACCTCCATTTGCTGACAAATACAAAAACATACAAGTACACCAGCCAGTAAAAAATACTGCCACTTATGACGATTATCAATTTGATATGTCAGATGCATATGCTGTTGTAAGTTGGAGTTCTAACCCTGCTATACAAGCAATACTACAAGGAGTACCGGCCTTTGTTGGACCAAGTAGTTTAGCGTATGATGTAGCACAACACAATGTTAAAGAAATTAACAATCCGATAAGACCTGACAGAACGCAATGGCTAAATGACCTTGCACATGTTGAATACAGTACGCATGAAATAGCTGCAGGATACCCATTAAAACACTTGACATCGCAACTGTAATCAGTTATACTAGTTAGTATATTACAGCAGGAGAACCTACGTTTGCAACATACAATTGAAGATTGTTTGGAAATTGTAGCAGGCTTACAAGCCGATAACAATTTTAAACTTGATAGATTAGATGGATCAATAACCCTTAGTATTGCTAAACAAGTATTCAGAGGCATCTCTCTTAGTGACAAACAATACGAACTAATGAAACTAAAACTAGTAAAGTATAGTGATCAATTTCAAGAGCTTAATATAGATATTCATGATGCTGTAACACGCACCAAGATGCCTTTACGTTCTATTGACAGAACTAAGTTTATTAAAATAGTTGATATAGAAGAAGTACTAGAAGGACAAACTGTAACTACATTTGGTAGAAGAAAAACAGAACTATCTAATTTGCCTTGGATTGCTATACGTTTTCCTTTCTCTAAGAAATTAATTTGTAAATTAGATCAACTTGAGAAATCAGCTACTACGTATGTACATAAAAAAGGAACACATACACATTATTATGCACTTACAGAACAAGTTGCATACGAATGTGTAAACCAATTTAGTGTTAATAATTTTGAAATTGATCCTGAAATAATTGAGTTACATAAAGAAATAAGCACTTGGAACAAAGAAGATTATGTTCCAGGAATTTATAATAACAAAATTAAAAACTTACCACAACATGTAATTGACGGAATGGTAAAAGAACTTGGCGAGCCGTGCATAGAAAATATGCACTTGTATCATGATAAGAAGTTTATGTACGGACTTGAAGAAGTCAGCGGCGGAGCCTTTCATTGTAGTCCATTATCGAAAACTATTGCAGAACGAACTCAAAATTACATGCACATATCTTCAAAGGAACAACAGTTACAAGAAGTATTTAAATCAATAGCCGAGTTAAATCGTTACCCAATTAATATTTTAGTTGACCACGAATCAGCATTTGATATACTAACACAAACACATCAAATTGTACGTAATTATATTCCTGAAGATCAAATAAGTGTATTGTACAGAATGGATAATCATACTGACACTGAAGGATATAACAAGTACATTAAAATATATAAACTTAATACTCCGGTTGACAAACACACAAAAATAGTGTATACTCTAAAGAGTAAGTTAAATAAACCCTTATTAAAAAGCGACTGTAATCCTATTACATGTCTCTCTTTTTCTAGTAATAGATATCCTTATAGTGCATCAACTGCTCTTGAGAATATGGATTTATTAATTGAATACTGCGAAGATGCACCTCTTTTTAGAGACTGGAGAACAAAATTTAATGGCCTCATGTAGACTAATAATTGAAGACGAAGTAAACATTAAACTAGAAGGACTAGAGGTTGATGTACGGAGAAAGCTCGCGAATGCTCTTAAGTTTGAGGTGCCATATGCAAAGTATATGCCCCAATATAAACTTGGTCGATGGGACGGCAAAGTTGCTTTCTTTGGCATTGGCGGCACTGGTTACGTTAATCATCTTGATGTTGTTAGCGAAGTACTACAAAAAAACAATGTCGAAATAGTTGATATTGAAGACAGACGCAATCCTGTAAAATTAGACTTTCCACAAATTACAGAACGTTACTGGGCAGACCAAGGTGTATGTTGGCCCAAAGGACATCCGGTGGAAGGCGAAGAAATTATTCTACGTGACTATCAAGTAGAAGCAATTAATAACTTTTTAAAACACCCACAAAGTTTACAACAGATTGCGACAGGCGCAGGTAAAACAATTACTACAGCAACCCTGTCGCACATAAGTGAGCCATACGGACGTAGTCTTATTATTGTTCCTAACAAATCGTTAGTGACGCAAACAGAGGAAGACTATATTAACTGTGGCTTAGACGCTGGGGTGTACTTCGGCGACAGGAAAGAGTTAGGTAAGACTCACACTATATGCACTTGGCAGAGTTTGAATATTCTAGACAAGAAGCATAAGGACGGAACAGCGGTGTTATCACTTGCAGAGTTCTTAGAAGGTGTAAGCACTATTATTGTCGACGAAGTACACCAAGCAAAAGCAGAAGTACTTAAAAATTTACTTACACGTAATTTAAAAAATGCTCCAATACGTTGGGGCCTAACAGGCACAATACCTAAAGAAAAGTTTGAGTTTGAAAGCATACATGCAAGTCTAGGACCTGTAATTGGAAATATTACAGCAAAAGAATTACAAGACAAAGGTGTATTATCTTCATGTCATGTTAACGTTTGTCAATTAATTGATACTGTTGCACATAGAGATTATCAAAGCGAACTTAAATATCTAACGTCAAACGAAGCAAGACTACAGTATGTTGCTAAGATGATGAATAAGATTTCGGAAACAGGCAACACACTAATACTAGTAGATAGAATTAGCGCAGGCAAATTATTAGAAGAACTAATACCTAACAGCACGTTTGTAAGCGGCGCTGTAAAAGTTAAAGACAGGAAAGAAACTTACGATACAATTAAGGAAGGCAATAATGAAGTTATTATTGCAACTTATGGTGTAGCGGCTGTCGGACTTAACATTCCTAGAATCTTTAATCTTGTCCTTATTGAACCTGGCAAGAGTTTTGTTAGGGTAATACAGAGTATAGGCAGAGGCGTAAGAAAGGCAAAGGACAAGGACTTTGTACAAATTTGGGATATCACTTCAACGTGCAAATTTGCAAAGAGACATTTAACACAACGCAAAAAATTCTATAAGGAAGCACAATATCCGTTCACTATAGAAAAAATTGATTGGAATTAATATATGAGAATACTTACACTTGAAAACAAATGTTTTCATCTTGATAAACTACCAGAAGAAATAGACGAAGACATACGTTTTAGTGTGCTTGATAATTCAGATCCAAAGGAACCAGACTTCTTTTTTATTCCTTTGATCTTTTTAGAATCATTTAGCGCACCCGCTATGGTCCTTAATATAAATGGACACGAAATTACAATGCCAGTAGATTGGCATATTGCTGTGGGCGACTCCGAAGCCGGCATGGACTTAGAAGTCCTGCCATTAACTAGTTTAAATGACAGAGGCTTTGAAGCATGGATATTTAATCCGTTAACAGGGTTTAAATCAGACTACGGAAAGATAGAAATTGTTAATTTTTATAATGATGTAAAATGGTATTTTCCTAAAATGAAAAACGGACAACTATTAAGTATGCCGCTTACAGACGGCGACCAGCCAGAATGTGTATTTGTCGCTAAAGACATTACACGCCAAAGTGAAGTAATAGAATACGCATCACTTATATAAAGGAGAGTACAATGGGAATTAAAGCAGGAAAAGTTTGGGGCAATACAGAATTAGTACATGCTAACGGTGTACTAGAATTTCACCGTATTGAATTTAACAAAGGATTTAAATGCTCTGAACACGAACATGAATTTAAATGGAATGGCTTTTTTGTAGAGTCAGGAAAAATGATTGTACGTGTTTGGCAAGATGATCAAGATGGTCTAGTTGATGAAACTATTTTAGAAGCTGGCGACTTTACACAAGTAAAGCCTGGCAAGATACATCAGTTTGAAGGACTAGAAGATGGTGTAGCGTTTGAGCTTTATTGGGCTGAATTTAATCACAACGATATTGTTAGACGTACTGTAGGATCGTCAGTGAAATAGAATGTATTCATTGAAGTATATAGAAGAACTTCGTGTTATACATGCTGATAGAAGTCGAACAAAAGGCTTTGGTGGTAAAACTAAGAACCTTGGTAAGTTCCATAAGTATGTCGAACAATGGCAACCTTTAACGCTACTAGATTACGGTTGCGGCAAAGGTGGTATTCTATCTGACTTAGAGTCAAGGTATCGACACATCAACTGCACAGGATACGACCCTGCTGTAATGATGTTTGCTAACGAACCCCAGCAAGTTGAATGTGTCTTTAGTAATGATGTGCTAGAACACATTGAGCCAGAGTATCTAAACCAAGTACTTACACATATAGATACGTTAAGTACAAAGTACATATGGTTACGCATAGACACTAAACCTGCACGTAAAAGATTAAGTGATGGAAGAAATGCACACTTAATACTAGAAGATCAGGCATGGTGGACAAACCAAATCAGTACACACATAAAGGGTATTATAGTTTACAATAATTTAAATAATAAAGGAAAACTAGATGTTGCAATCGAAAGATAAAATGATTCCAGGCGAAGCACTAATATACGAAAGAGCGGACGGAGTTGTATATGCAAGATATAGAGATGCTCCACATAATAAAATGCCTCGCTGGATTATAGGTGGCGACCCGGCAGGCGTTGCTAGAGCACAAGGTGATCTATTAAGTTATGCCGAATGGCAAGAACTGTGTGAGCTGTCGTTGAACTATCCAACTTTAAAGAAGTTATTGGACCAAGTAGTAACAACATACTATACTGTTAAGGATGCACAATGATATATCACGAAGCATGTGTAAGTAAGATGACACTGATACAATTAGAACGTAGTAGTAAACTGTTATCAGACTTAGTATCAGATAGATTTGATGAGTTTTATAAAACCTTTCCTAAGGGCTATATGAATTTTGCAGAAGGTAGTCGTAGTACAGAGTTGTATGAAGCATACAATGTGTTCCTAAGTCATTACGCAGGTTTCTCTGATTTATATCGATCTATTGTGCCTACAATTAAATCAAAGATACCAAACTGGCAACAATACGCAATAGCAGGTTGGGTGAATGTTTATAACAAAGGCGGCTACTTAAACTGGCATAAACACGGTCCTGAGAATCAAGTACATGACGGAAGGTGGCATGGGTATGTTTGCGTAAATGCAGAACCTAGTCAAACAATGTATAGAGATAAAGATGAAGTTATTAAAACAATTGATAACCAAGATGGTTATATAACACTCAGTCCGGCAGGACTATATCATCGTGTTAGCGAGTGGGAAAAGGATACGCCTCGTGTAACCATAGCGTTTGATATTATTAAACGTGAGCAAATAGATCCTTTATTATTAAACAGATGGATACCAATAATATGAGAATAATTGCAGGTCCGTGTCAGCACGAATCATTACCACAAAGTTTAGAGATTGCACGAGAGTGTAAACGTGTATGTGACAAGCATGGTATTGAATACATATTCAAAGCAAGTTACGACAAAGCTAATCGATCAAGCGAAAGTGGTATTCGTGGCCTAGGATTAGAAACAACGCTACTAGACTTCCTTGCACTTAAAGTAGAATTAGGTGTAAAGACATTAACTGATGTGCATGACTATGTGCAAGTTAAT